CGCTTCTCTGAGCGCGAAGGAACTTACTTCGACCTCGTTCAGCCTTGGCAGCACCACACTCGCGCCCCTGATACCGGTATCAACCTGTATTCTTTCGCGCTGAGACCCGAGGAACACCAGCCTTCCGGCTCGTGCAACTTCTCTCGTATTGATAACGCTACTTTGCAGCTTGTTCTTTCCAACGCCACCGTTGAGGGAACTAACACTGCCAAGGTTCGCGTGTATGCCGTGAATTACAACGTTCTTCGTGTGATGTCCGGTATGGGAGGCCTTAACTATATAGTTACAGTAATATGGATGTTATTACTAGTTGCTATTACCCAGGGCAGAAAAACAGCATGCCGTAGCCAATTGAGCTCTAGCTACGGGAAAACATTTGCGTCCTCAGTATCATCTTTTTGATGATATAACCAGACCAGCTGTTAGTGATTCTGACGACGATAAGTCAGAGTTGCGACACCTCTTCTATTGTTCAAGAAACCCCTTAGAGCATTATCTACCAAGCTGATATCCGAAAGGAATGAGTGGCCAAGAAAAAAAACTTGGGTATGGTGAAAATGATAATGATTGGGCAACTTGCAGGCTTACTATCTACAGACATTATGCTAGTCCATGATAGGGCACCAGAGACTCAACGGAGGTGGGTTTTCAGTGAAGGTTTAAGCAGCCGGAGAAAATCTAAGACATAGTCCAGCCCCTAGGGAAACTTAGGGGATAACCTGTGCGTACAGCAATTAGTACCGCTATATAGTTACAATTCTATTTATGTTTATCGCAAGATAAATATAAAAAATTAATCATTTTGTATTAATTCCATGTGATATTCAATGACGTTCCACAATATTTAATCACAATCATAAAACAACTCCACGATTTCAACCGTCTTCTCCGTTGCGTTGGCAGGGTTCGTCCAATATTCTACTTGTTCGCGCAACCTCTCCAATCGCGACTCCCATTCTTTTTCTTTTGATTTCTTCACAACACAAATACCTTTCCCATTCACACCCCAGCATGAAGTAATGTCCTGACCATTCGCATCGGTATATTCGTCGGGGTTAAACCGAATGAATACAATTGGTTTATGGTCAACATCCTGAGATAACTCCATTATTCGTTTATTTTCACATGAGCAGTCATAATTCGCATGGCAGTCCTCATCCACTTCCACTATAACAACTTGATATCCCAAGTCAAGCAATAAGTCTGGTCTGCGACGCGAACAGCCATCCGTTATCGTTTTATCCGCAACCCAACTGAAATCCGGGAAATGTGATGTGATGTATTCAACCACACGTCGTTCTTTGGTTTTGTAGTTCCGAGAGACGGGTTTGTCAGGATGAGCGTGAATGAAACAGTTCAAACAATATCCTTCGTATTTATAGCGAACAAATGTATTACACCATTCGTTTTTACACGTTTTGCTTACAATATCTTTCATATTGGGTAATTTATGTTCGAAACAGTATAATGGCGATAATTCGGTCGTTGTATTGTATCTTGGCATCTTTTTGCATCCTTGGTGAATACACATTTTACTAGTTACATTTATCATGTTTTCAAAACGATGAGCCAAGCAATATAATGGTTTCTTTTCATTCTCATAGTTGAAATGTGCGGTAATTTTACAATTCGGATAAACACACCTCTTCGCGGTAACATCAATCATTCCTTCTTGCTTGTGTAATGAACAATATAATCTGGTTCGGCTACCTTCAACATTGAAATAAGCGATTACATTACATTTATCATATAGACACTTCTTGTGCGTGACATCAATCATTATGGAACTTCTATGACAACTACAATATAGAGGCATTTTTTCAAATGGATTGTTAAAATATGCGTAATTTTTACATCCTGTACGAATACACCTTTTTTTAATTACATTTATCATGTCATCTGATTTATGAGAAGCACAATACTTTGCTTTTTTTGAACCTTCAAAGTTATATATTGGAATCGTTTTACATCCAGGATACTCACATCTGTTATTTTTTATGTTAATCATACCAGGTAGTTTATGTTCTCCACAGAAAAGTCGTTTGGTTTTACCTTCAAAATTATATATTGGTGTTTTGAAACAATTTTCAAAACTACAAATTGCAGAAATAACATCTACCATCCCTTCTACCCGATGGGCTCCGCAATATAACCCAGTTGTTTCACCTGGATTATTAAACACGGGTTGTTTCTCACACCTCACCCCCTCCTCATCCACAAAAGCACACTTCTTCGGCATATTCTACCCTTCTATAAATCCCCACCACCTAATTTAATTTCAATTTTCCCCCAATCAAAAAATTGAAATTGTTTATTCCATTTCACCCTATTCCATACACAGCTCCACATTCGTTCGGCTCCACATTCGTTCGGCTTCACTTCGTTACGCTACACACTTCGCCATGCTCCACTTCCAACAACAACACGAATATATCACCCAGAAATACGGCAGCGCCGCCTCCGCCCCCGCCTCCACTCCCGCTGTCGTGACCTTCAAACCCGGCCACACGAAATCTCTCGGACGCACCGCCAACCAACAAAAAAATCCGCGCTGGGAAATCACAAACCCCCAGACCGACGAAATCACGGCGATTGTCATGTATTGCGAACCCAACGAATACTGTGAATTATGCCCTACGAGCTATCAAAAAATACTGGAATACGAAGCAACACACAACAATGGCGAGAAGCTCACGTGGTATAAAACCACGAACGGATATATCTCGTGCCACAACAACGTCTTCATCCATCAAGTCATTATGAACACGTGGGGACACGGAAAAGGCACCGGTGTCATAAGCGTCGACCACCTCGACCGAAACCCCATGAATAACCGATACGACAATTTACGCGTTGCGACGATGCAAGAACAACAGAAGAACAGCAAAGGCACGGCCGATGATGGAACCAAGCGCAATAGAAAACACAGTGCGCGCGAACTCCCTGATGGAATCACCCAAGATATGATGAAGAAATATGTGGTGTATTATTTCGAATGGTTGGATAAAGAACACACGAGGAGTCGCGAATTCTTCAAGGTTGAAAAGCACCCCAAACTTGAAAAACCGTGGATGACGAGTAAATCCGAAAAAGTGTCGCTCCTACAAAAATTGGAAGCCGCGAATAAGGTTGTAAGCGATTTGGAAAAGGGCATCTTCCCGGAAGATACCGCGCCAGTGGCGGTGTTGCCTAAATATATGTCGCTTGTCGTTGTGCGCGAGAAACCACACTTGGTATATGAAAGACGACGCGAAAGCGGAGTCCGTGAAGGATTGCGCATGGTATTACCCGAAAACTATACAATCGAAGATGAAATCGCGAAGATGAAAGAGAAAGTAGAAGCGAAATACGGGGCGGGGGCGATGGAGTAAAACCATAAAATTGAATTGATAAAATTGAATCCACCAATCACATCAACCCAATCCAACCAATGCGACCACTTCGACTCGTTCTCCCAGCCAATCTTCAACCCGGCAAAATGTACCTCATCCGAGAAAAACGACCGGAATATGCCCACCTCAATAGCAAAGGCGTCTTTGTAAAAAATGACCTTCCACCATCGCCTCATCACTGCACGATAAGTCACTTCACGAATGTCCATGTTATACATAATACGCGCTACTACGACCTCAGCATTCAAGACACATATTGGAACTATTATGATGCCGACGCCGTTGAACGCGCCTACATCACCCAAGCGCTTCGCGTGATTACAGGCGACCCCGATTTCATATTTGACAACTACTAATAATAATAATAATCGGGATGTGGTAAGGGTGGGATGATATTCTCGGCGTTATATATACTAAAAATGAAAACCGTATTTATCGTAATCACCTTCATCACATTCGTTATCTTTTTCATGGAGGCGCTTATCCATTTTAATATCGGAAAGAATGGCGAGCATAAAGAACATACATATGTTCGCATTTCCGACCAAATAAAAATTCACATTCCAGATAAAGATGAATTTTTTAAAATATTCAAAACCGTTTTGTTCTTTTCGACGGTTAGCGGGTTATTAAGCGCGTATATTATTAAGCGACATTTGTAGTTCCGAGTCACGGTCGCTTACGCCCCCTTGACCAATCCAAACCCGTAAACCTTCCAAAGAACGACCGAGACAACACTTCCGACGATGAAACCGTTGCCGGCTGCGTCCAATGTCTTTCCGAATAAGAAATAGGCAATCGCGGGGAAGATGATGTAAGTCAGCACGGCGTAAAACGCCATAACGCCGGCGTATTTTGTGATGTTGAAAGTGAGATTCATTGGTGATGGATGTGGTTGTGTTATGTAGTATCGAGAGAATATAAAATTGAAATGTTTTTTAATCAAATATCTTAAAGCAGTGTTTAGAATACAGAACAAATAACAATAACAATAACAAGAATGAGTCTCGCGACATTCATCAATGACCGACCCATCCAAACGAAGGCTTTCACCAAAATTACCGAATTACTTCAAACCTGCGACGAATGTCTCGTGAAAATGTTTTGCGGAACAGGTAAGTCACGCGTCATCCAGCGAATCATCTTGGAACGCAAGCATCCGTTAAGCGTTGTCGTATTCCCATCTCTCGCGCTCATTCGCCAATTCACGAAAGATTATCTCGGAAATGTCCGAAACATCGGTTTATTAATAAACGTAAGTAGTGAAGAACTCGCACATATAACCAGCACAACCGACCCCGTACAAATCCACAACTTTCTAAACAACCCGAACACGAAACATCAACAGAAAATCATTTGTGTCACCTACCAAAGTATCGATGTCCTTCTCTCAAGTATCGGTGATACAAAAATCGGGATTGCATGCTTTGATGAAGCACATCGGACAACCAGTCCGGAGTCCGTGAAACATGTCTACGGCGACGAATATCGCGCGAAATACGAAAAGCGGGTGTTCTTTACAGCGACACCTGTGAATGCGAATGGCATCACGATGTTTGACCGCGAACGCAACGAAATGGGTACATACGGTGACTGTGGGCCACTTGCGTGTGAATACACCTACCTACAAGGACTTCGCGACGCCATTCTCTCGCTGTTTGAATTACGAATTGACCTTTATACGCAAGATACGCTTGGAAATATGTATGAAAGTATCGCGCGGGCCATCCTGACAACGGGAAATACGCGTGTGCTTACATTTCACGCCGATGCAGCAGCAGAGAGTGATTCAGAAACATCCGTATTGCGTTTCGTGGATAAAGCGAAATTCGTTGAGGCGCTTCGTTCGGTGTGTGCGAAGGAGTTTCCCGATAAGGTCGGAATGTTCGCTGATGAACGCATCACTTTCCGCGCAATCACCGCGACAACGAAAGACAAGGACGCAATCCTCGGGGCGTTTGAAACATGCCCCGACACCGAAATCTATATTGTCGCGTCGTGCCGAACGATTGGCGAGGGTGTCGATACGAAGAAGGCGAATATGTGCGTATTTGTAGACCCGAAATCATCGCCGAAAGATATCATCCAAAATATTGGACGCATTTGTCGGAAGGTCGATAGCGTAGAACGACAACCAGCGACGGTGCTTATACCGGTTTGTGTCGGATGGGAGAAATACCGCGAGGCGGGAGATGACCCCGAAGTCCAAGACAAACTGATACGCGAACAACTCAATGACCGAGAGAATGGTGATTATAATGCGATTATGAATGTGTGTGCGGCGCTGAAACAGGAAGACCCCGAATTGTATGAGTTGTGCTTGAAATATCCGAGCAATTTCACGGAGTCCGAGAGAAAGCACGCGCTTGAAGAGCAGGGGTTCCGTGTATTGGAGGAAGATGATGAGAACATCGAAGGCGGCGACGCGGACGACCGCGAACCGAATGTATTGTATGAATACGATATTGACGAGTTGGTGGAAAATGGCGAGAGAGTGGAAATCCACACGAGTAATACAGAACAACCGATTATTTATCGGGGGTTTGATGACGAGGACGGGGATGACGGGGCGGATGATGATGAAGACGAGAGACCGATTCAGCGATTCTACGAAGTAGAGGAAGAAAACGATGATGGCGAAATGGAAACGAGGTATCACCGAATTGTGCCGATGGAAGGGCGTGAAGAGGAATCGGACAACAAACGCTTGAACCCACCAAAACCGACCAATCGCCCGAGAATGAATATCCATACCAACGATGAAATCAAACTGACTTGGAAGATGGGGGATGTCATGCTGGGGGAGCAATTCGGGTCGGGGGTGTTGGAGTGTGAGGTGGAGAGGATAGATAATGATGAAATCTGGATGGAGAATCATGGGAGGATGTGCGAGTTTATTGATAAAGAACATAAGGTGCCGCCATCGGCAAGCGTTAAATACCCTCCCGAAATACAAAAATTAGGACGATGGATTGGAACCCAAAAACATAATTACGATTCACGTGGTTCAGCATTCAGCAAACAAGGAATGAAAAATCCAGAAAGATGGCAAATCTGGACGGATACACTTGCGGATGAGAAGTATTGTGAAGCATTAGCAGACACAATTCAAACTTGGAAAAATAATCATCAGAAAATGTGTGCGTTTATTGACGAATATGGAAAAACTCCATCAGTGAATTCAAAAAAAACAGAAGAATCAAAGTTGGCAAGATGGATGTTTACTCAAAAAAAGAATTATGACCCATGTGGGTCAGAGTTCAGTAAACATGGAATGAAAACTCCCGAAATATGGCAAACTTGGACGAATACGCTTGCTGACCCGATGTATAGTGAAGTGTTGGCGGATTTTATTCAAATTTGGAACAATAACTATTCCAAAATGTGTGAGTTTATTGACAAAACTGGAAAACGACCATCACAGACAGCAAAAGACCCAGAAGAAAAACGATTAGGAAGTTTTGTTTCAAACCAAAAAAAGAGTTATGACCCACGCGGTTCAGAGTTCAGCAAAATTATTATGAAAACCCCAGAAATATGGCAAATCTGGACGGATACGCTTGCGGATGAGAAGTATAGTGAAGCGTTAGCAGACCTAGTTCAGAATTGGAAAAACAGTCATAATAATATGTGTATGTTTATTGACAAAACTGGAAAAGCGCCAACACACGGTTCAAAAGACCCAGAAGAAAAAATATTAGGTCAATGGCTCTCTGGTATAAAGACAAAGTACGACCCACGCGGTCCTGAATTTAGCAAACAAAGAATGAAAACCCCCGAAATCTGGCAAATCTGGACGGATACGCTTGCGGATGAGAAGTATAGCGAAGCGTTAGAAGACCCAGTTCAGAATTGGAAAAATAACCATAAGAAGATGTTCTTACATATTGACAAAACTGGCAAAAAACCATATGAAACATCTAAAGACCCAGAAGAAAAAATATTAGGACGTTGGGTTTCACATCAAAAAAACAATTATGACCCACGTGGTGCAGAGTTCAGCAAAGAAGGAATGAAAACCCCCGAAATATGGCAAATCTGGACGGATACACTCGCGGATGAGAAGTATAGCGAAGCGTTAGCAAACCAAGTTCAGAATTGGAAAAATAACCATAAAAAGTTGTGCTTGCACATAGACAACACTGGCAAAAAACCATATGAAATATCAAAAGACCCTGAAGAAACAAAATTAGCAAGATGGGTAGGAACTCAAAAAGGTAATTACGACCCATGCGGTTCAGAGTTCAGCAAGCAGATTATGAAAACAAACCCCGAAATATGGCAAATCTGGACCGAAACAATCCAAAAATACCCATGTTTGAAAAAACAAGGGCAAGAAACTCCATCCCCGCCTCCATCGCCCCAAATTCAAGAAACACCCCCCACCAAACCCAAACTCCGTCTCGTAATCAAAAAGTCCCATCTCATCCCCAATCTGTCATTGGAATGTTCTGCTCCCGAAACCAATCCATCAAACCCAAAACGCGTAATAACCGACTCCCCCTACAAACTAACCGGTCGTGCGTGGTCTTCACAAAAATCCACCACCACCCACGAAAAACTGCGGTCCAACCCCGCAGAATGGCACGCATATCACGCCGCACGCGATATCAGTTTTCAGGGCTACTCCGACCAGTCACAAATCCCGCGTAATCGCATCATCGCCCATCTCGCCAATAAACGCAAGCATCGCCTCCGTATTCTCGACTTGGGATGTGGTCGCAATAATATCGCACAGCATTACGCAGACACTGACAAAGACCATAAGTTCGCGATACAAGGATACGACCATGTCGTCGAGGAAGGAAGCACCGCCCGCGCCGGAAATATCGCCAACCTTGCCGCGCAAGAAGACGACGAAAGTGCCGACATCTGTATTTACAGTCAGTCGCTGATGGGGTCGGATTGGCGCGAGTATCTCACCGAAGGCCACCGCATGCTAAGATACAACGGCGAGTTCATCATTTCCGAACATATTAAGATGTTAGACGACGTTCGTGTGGAACTCGGTCGTCTTGGATGTAAAATAGAAAGCGAAGCGGCCGACGCGGGAGAGGCGGTGGAGGCATCGGATGCCGACGATAAGGTCGCAAAATGGTTCGTGTTGGTTGCGAGGAAGGTGTAAATCATAGTAGATTGGATGTTGAAGAATAAAAATACCGTTAATTTTTATTTGTATTTTGTGCGTAAGATTCGGATACTTCATTATCGGTTCTCGTCTCCGCCTCCGTGTCCGCCGCCGTTGTGGTTTCCGTACACCCCGCCCCCGCAGCATCCGCCCCCCATGCACACCACAACGACACCCCACCCGCCACGATAAACACACCCGAAAACCACCGGTCGCTCGGGTAATTCCGCATAAATAAAAACAAGGCCGATAAGAAAATGACCGCAAAGGCCACTGCGGAAATTATAGTAGTACACTTCATTCTACGTTCGTTCCTTAATATACGTCGTGTCTATTATGATTTTATTCTTAACGCGTGCGTTTGCGCCGCATTGTCGTCCATCCCCGCCCCTTCCGCCCATACTTGCAATGCTGGCGCTGAGAGAACCCCCGCGGGCGGCGGCAGTTGATACTGCGCTTGTATTTCATCGACCAGCGGCGGCGGCGTGTAGTCGTAGTCGTCATCCAAAACTCTATACAATAAATCGAGACAAAATATTAGTTGTATTATTTATTATCATTTGTATATTTTGTTGGTATCCCATAATTCGTTATAATGTGGATGCGAATCCTTATATTTTAATTGGTCTTTTCTGTATTCTGGGTACATTACGAATAGACCCTTATTATTCGTTTTGTTTATAATCGTATGTGATTCGTTTAAGTGCACATTTTTTGGATCAACCACAAATTTCAAACGAATATCGCGAAACTCATCATCTGTAAATATTTTACCAAGTAACCCCGGACCTGTCGGTGATAATGGTGTTTCGCCGTAATATTTTTGTTTTACATGGTCGACAATACTATATATCGCTTTTAATAACTTAGGGTCCCCCTTCTCACAAATCATAACTCCATTATATACTCCACGGTTTCCACGTTGTGGTCTATCTTCAACATAGTATTCTTTATCCACTAGGTCGATTAGTTTAACATCATCGGCGCACTTGTATTTTATATCCATATAGACACCACCCCTTTTGTAAAGAATACAGTATCTCCATAAATCAGCCTTATATGCACCAGGTATGAGCGAATCGTATGCAGTTATCACATCTTTGCTGAAATTATCTGTAATAAAATCCCGACAGTCATCGTCATCAAATAAATGGTGAATAAATTCAGGGTTTTGCGCCTTCAGTGTCTCGACACATTCACGCATATTTGGTAATAAATCTTCTTTTGTATGCCATGTCTGATAAATATGCAATGGTATAACATTTTTGACCCCATTCTTTTGGTAATATTTCCGGTCTGGTTGAGACACTTTATACTTGACATATTCATTGTATAATATGAATATACCACACATTATAACCCCATAATATATGTTTATCAATGAAAAACAAATAACGAATATAATGAATAAAATCTTAGTGACGATATCCATCGTCTATGTATATATACTATATACTATGATAACAATAGTGTGATAATTAAATCCAATTTAATTCAATTCAACAAACTTCATCATATCCCCCGCAACAACCCCTGAATACTATCCAAGTCCGTCAAAAACCGCGGATACCGCGCATGAAATTCGCGCATCCTCACGAAACATTGCGGGTACGACATGGCAAGTAGTTCCTCTGTTACATCGGCCCATCTCTCGACGACCAAACAAGGAAACCCCGTGTCGGGCGCATACAGCCGGTCGAAAACTGTATTCGTGCGAACGACAATCGGAACACAACCTAAATAAATACATTCATAAAATCGGTGTGTATCCACCCCGCACCCCCGCGGGCAAAGTGCGTATCGGGACTCTAGTGTTTTCTGGTAGACCAGTGACGCAGGGATTTTCTCAAACTGATTCGCTGGCGCTTCTCCGGCGTCGGTGGTGTCATTCAGGTTATATACGAACGACTGCGCGCCCGCAAAGAGGTCGTAGCACTCCTGGCGTGATGGATGTGTCCATACACTGAAACAAAGCAAACATTTTATCGGTCGCACATTTGCACCCAATGTCGTGCGATGTGAAACACCTTTCTCAAGCAAGTATTTATGGTCGAACCTGCGATGCATCGCAACCACCGTTCCACAATCGCGTATCCCAATTGGCATAATACCCACTTTCGGGTGGTCGTATTCATTATTCTGGACCAGTATCCGAATACTCACTGGAAGCAATCTCTCGACGATGTCCCACGCAACCAGCGGTTCTTCCATCAAATAAAAGACGACGCGAACATTACGCGCCCGTAGAATCGCGACGATGGTATCCATCGAAACCGACGTTTCTCTCGTTGATATGAATATCGAATCTCCCTCGCGTAACTGCGCAATGTATTCGGCGTGGTCATGGATTCCAACATTGACGCGGTTGGTGTAGCACAATGTGCTGTTTAGCGCAAACCCGATTTGCGATAACTTGAAGATAAGTCCGCCTGATAATTCGCGTTTTTGTCGTTGAATCACATTCATTTCCGTAGGTGTAGGGTATGCGGTATGCGGTATGCGTATATTTAGGAGCGTTTCATTTTTATATGTTTTCTACGGTGGTTATACAAATGGCGACCGAACCCACAGACGTCGACGTCGACGTCGACGTACTTGAAATCTCTCGGAATGACAAGCGCGAGAGAAAAAAGACCGCGCAAACATTGCCACCAGGTATAACGCAAACTATGATGAAGAAATATGTCGTTTATTATCGCGAAATGACATATCTCAAAAACGGAAAATCGCAACCGAGAGAATACTTCAAAGTGGAATCGCACCCCAAACTACCGAAACCGTGGGTCAGTTCTAAATCAATCAAAATCCCACTTTTAGAGAAACTAAATGATGCAAACCAGGTTGTATCGGATTTAGAAAATACGACGGGGGCTGGCCCCGACCCCGACCCCGACCCCGACCCCGACCCCGACCCCGACCAGGATACATCCAACCCATTACAGCAAAGATGGATAAAATATCTTCCAAAATATACGAGGTTACGTGTAAATCGTCCGAAGAAGGACAACTCCACCATTCTCTCGCTCGTATATGACCGAAAAGATATTAGCAACGGATTTCGATGGACAGCAGTATATACATTCATATACAACCAACCCATGTCGGATGGCGTGGACGACTCCAACCCCGATGACAAGGCCGCGATTTCTCTCGGATTACAACATTTAAGAAACAAACTTCGAGAGAAATATGGCGCGGATGTATTGGGGTTGTGATAATACGATTGTAGTATATACTGCTTCGCTTCGCCGTAATGAAATTAGACTGCATCATAACTGCCGTTAATGAGAACCCATTATACCTTGATTTTATACCCATCTTCATAAAAACATGGAAAAAACTATACCCAGATGTCGATGTAAAAATCATACTGATTGCACACGCTATACCCCAGCAATATATCGAATATAAAGACCATATTATATTATTCGAACCGGTAGAATACGTTCTCACGAGTTTTACATCACAGGTGATTCGGTTATTTTATCCGTGTTTACTACCGTATGAAAATGGGGTAATGATAACCGATATGGATATACTTCCGATGAACCGGACATATTATACCGAGAACATTCGCCCCTATGACGACGACAAGTTCATCTATTTACGAGAGAATGTTTGTTTCGAGTATAATGAACTTGCGATGTGTTATAATGTAGCCACTCCGAAGGTATGGCGGGATATATTCAATATCCACAGCGTCGACGATATTCGCGCGACGATTAAAGATATCGCATTATCGCGGGTTATCTGCGAAGGACACGGGCGAGAAGGATGGAGTACAGACCAGCAATTATTGTATACAAAGGTCATGGAGTGGTCCCAGCGGACTCAAAATCTGGTATGTTTGAAAGAATCCGACACGGGGTTCTGTAGACTGGACCGAGAAACATTTATACTGGATGAACACATTCGAGGGAATATATCGAATGGTCGGTATTCGGATTACCATTGTTTTCGCCCAATGAGTGCATACCAAAAGATAAACGAGGAAATCTACGAATTATTATAACAAACACAAAAAATTGATATATAAAATATATAGATATATACAGATATAGAATCATACAGTCTAACTCCAGCAGCCGCATATTACAATGCATAGTAATGGAAATATCCCCCATCACCAGGAACAACTACATACGTCTTCTATCTCCGCGACGATAGAAGACGACGACCTCGATACACCTAAGGCACCTCGAGGAAGACGAAGTGATATAACCGATACAGACTTGGAAGAGTTCATGCGTTCGTTTTCCTACGGTATGGCGATGACTAGACATATTGAATAAATAACATGACCCGACTGATTTCACACATTTGATAAAAAAATTGAAATGTTTTTTATCAAACGAATCGTACAACATGCTTCAATCAGAAACAACAAATCGAAATGTCGTCGTCCAGAACTTACAACAACAACAACAAGACCGCCACCGCCACCGCCACCGCCACCGCCACCGCCGCCACCGTCACGCCATTCTGCAAGGTGTGTCGTGACGCCGGAAAAAATGAAAAAGAATACACCAGTCACTTCGTCAAGGACCAACCTGGACCCAATGGTAAAGTTGTCTGCCCAACGCTCCTGAACCAAGCCTGCCGAATCTGCAACAAGACCGGACACACGTCATCTTACTGCTCGCAATACCGTCCCCGTCAGGTTCAGGTTCGCGAAGAACCCCCCCGCCGTGAAGAACGCTACATCGAACGCGAGCGCGAACGCGAACCCAGACGCGAGGAACGCTACATCGAACGCGAACGCGAGCCCCGCCGCGACTACGCCTACGACCGTCTGCGCGATGACACCGAACGCCATGAACGCGATGTTCGTGAACGTGATGAAACATACCACCGCGAACAAGAACGTCGTTCCAAACCCTGGCTTCAAGTCGCATTGAAACCTGCTGAGCGACGAGAACAACAACAACAGCGTCGCGAGCCATACGCGCATCCTCACGGACCTCGTGTTCGCTTGAATCTTGAAACCACTGCACTTTGCGCATCAAAACACGCTGCACCTGCTGTCGCACCCGCACCCACTGTCGACATTCGCAAGGTTGAACTTCACCACGCAGCAAACTGGGGCGATGAAGACATTGAAACGCCCTTTGTCTGCAATCCAGAACAAATGACTCGCCAGTTCTTCGAAAGCGAAATCATGGCAAGTCTGACAACTGCTGAGGAACACAAATTCATCGCGATATGCGACAACCAGAGTCAGATGCCGTTTGCATGCGAGGAGTAAATATCAGGTAAGTATTGCGCGTGTGTGTGTGTATGAACTAACACTTTTTATTCCATTCCATTCCATTCCATTCCATTAAATTGAAATGTTTTTTCATATTTCATCTACATCAGCAACAACAATGACGACATCAACGACAATGAGTCCAGAAGAAATGATAACGGTAGAACAAATATACAGTTATTCCGACGGCACCGTGTATATGGGGCATATGCGAACAACCACTGTAGAAGAACGTCACATCCCCACTACATTGAGTCATCTACGCCACGGCCCCGGAACTCTTCGTACACCCGCATTCGTATATGGCGCTCCCTTGAAAGAATATACCAGCGAAGATGCGGTCGAATATGCTCATCTCGCCAAATGGCACGAATATATTGGAACATGGGAGAATGACAAAATGCACGGATACGGCGTGCACCTCCAAAAATCAGGCGATGGAAGCGAGATTATCATCTTCGAGGGAGAATGGCGCCACGGAAAACCGGTGAAATCAATACATGCGTCATTATCCGGTGACGACGAGGACGTCTGCGACGACGACACAGTTTTCGGATAACGCTTTTCAACATACTACACATAATACAGAATAGAAGTAAAAATAAAAATGATGTTTTTTACTTTTGTTTACACACACACGCTACGCTACACTACGCTACGCACTACGCTACACTACGCTACGCACTACGCTACGCGCTTACTCTACATACTGCCTGGCGCGGTATTCTCTGTGATGAACAAACCATTTTCCTTCTGGTGTGGCGCTTTGATGAATCTCTGCATACATTTCAGGATTCGTCCATTCGTTCTTCTCTTGACTCACAATGTAGTACTTGATTCCGCCTTTTTCAACAAGGGACAACGGTTTGTATCGAACCAAACTGCCATTCTCATCGCGCCATATGTCTTTTTTCATGCTTTCAATTCTTCTGCGACTCACTGTGCGATGTTTGGCCCAATCTTGGTGGCGTTCGCCATGTTCGTGTTTTTGCCAGTTACGGCACAACCCTTTGTATCCGCACATGCATTCCCATGAACCAGCCATCCGCCAAGGACCCACAGAGTGTCTTGCAATGAAGGGGCATTCTTCGGGGGCAGGGTTGCGGCAACAAAGTTCGTATCGATTCACGCTAATCTCAGTTGCTTCACGGAGGAATCGGTTTCGTTCGGGAGGGGAAAACTCCATCCAATCTTCGGCCGAAATGCCGACGTAGTCGGGGTGACCGTGTTTCACGCGATGCCATGCAGCATGTTCAATCTGGTCCATTCCAACCGGAAGTACCGGTTGTTGTTGTTGTCGAAACAGCGGGGCGGACGCCGCGTAGGAGGGAGGATGTCCGGATGGAATCGCCATTACCGGCGCCGCCACCACTGGCGCAGGTATTTCACGGTGGAGTGCGCCTAGCGCATTCATTGCTTCCAGATACTCACCTTCGGGCATTTTGTCTTGGTTGTCTTCAATCACGCGCATAAGCGCAGCCAGGTTCGGGTTGACGGTCATTCTGTATCGTTCGTATTCGGTATTGCTTAATCGCTGTATGTAGCATATTGTAAGAAAAGGATTTCAATTTTTTTACAATATACGACGGAATCATTACATCATGAAAAAAGTACATACATTCATTCAGTGGATGAATTGAATGTGCTGCTGGGCCTTGCGTGGGCGAATTGAACCGGAATTCGGTGCGAATCCGAATAAAGTGCCATTCGTCGTCTCCGCCGCCACCGCCACTGCTGCCACTGCTGCCGTCGCACCCCTAGCGCGACCCGAAGAATTAGAACCAGTAGTTAGTTCTAAATACGTCGTCGCCGCGCCTACGCCTGCGCCTACGCCTCTAGACGCCGCCGCCACTGCCGCAAAAACCGGTCGCGCCGGAGAAATTATTTGTCCGGTCATGATTTGCGGAATCTGGGTGTACTTGTTTACGCGCATAAAGTGGCGGACATCGCGCAATAACGCGCTCCACGAATAGGTGCGGATGGCGGTGTGGTTGGCGCGAAGGATGGCGAATACCGCGTATGTGAGTGCGCCGGCGTATGCGTTATTGATATACGCGTCGGCCGATGTTTGTTCATCGCGCGACCCACTAATCATGAACACTTCGCCCGCTGTGTCGGTGTATTTCGGGTTTGCAAAGGCGCGCTGCTGGGTGCGCCAGAGGGGGGTAGGGCGTTCACGAACAAGAATACTGAAATCCTCGTATTTATAGCGAATATCGCAACCACTGCCGTTATGGCAACAGTCGAGAATCACGTAAAGTCGCGCACCTCGGGGGACGCGGTTGACGAGAAGTGTGCGGATTTCATCGTCGGTGATAGGCCCACCGCCTCCGCCGCCGCCAGACGCGCTAGGTGCGTCGTAATCAATTGGGCAAAGACATGAGTCGAATCCGGTTGCTTCATCGCCGTTTGTATCGCGGACGAGCGACCCGTGACCCGAGAAATGAAAGACGGCTTCATCGCCGGCAACCATCCCATCGACGAGTGCAGCCATCCCGGCGAGAATATTTTGGCGGGTGGGAGGCAGGGGTGACGCTGTACCGGCTACATTACGGTTGCCATCTGTGAGAATCGAAATCGCGCCGGGGGTGACATACCCTAAAACGGTGCGCAAATATTGGGAGACATTTACAACGTCATTATAACACCCGTTGAGTTCGTTATCTGTATTCACGTAGTTGATACCGACAAGAAACGCGGTGCGGCGAGGGGGGCGGGCAGGGGCAATAGACATGGTCGTGGACGTGTTATGATAATATAATATATTATAATAGTAGTAGTATGACAGAGTCGGATGGCGGCAGCGGTGGCGACCTTTATCTAGTTCGTCATTCTGAAAGTTGTAGTAATATTCAGAGACATAATTCAAGAACTAACGATAATACGTACCGTATAAAGAATAACGGCGTTCTACATGAACCATCATTATCTATTCGTGGATATATACAAACATTCCAATTGAGAGATTATATATTACACCGACCGAAAGAAATCATCTATGATAAAGTCATTTGTTCTCCTCTTATTCGGACCGTTATAACCGCGATGGTATCGTTATCTACTTTCGATGACGTTGAAAATAGAAATGTAATCAATATCGTCCCTTATGTTAAATTTCATGATAAAAAGTTCCGTAAAATAAACAGCGTTTCTGAACTAAAAGAGAAAATACGTAATTTCAAGCTATGGTTTCACAAAACGGGTATTCATTTTTACCAGTTATACTGTGAAAAAGAATCCGTTGCACCAAAACGTATCAACACTATCCATTTCCCCCGAATAAGTTATACAGAATTAGAAGATTACGAACAAAGATTTCGAGAGAATGATAGAATAGATACTGCCAAAGAATTTCGTGAATATATTAGACGAATAAATGTTTCATCTGTTCTTATTTTTACGCACAAACGTTTTATTATGCGAATTTCCCGTATAACGAAAGAACCAATAAATACATCGATTACGAAAATGACCATAGGTAATAAAGATGAACCAACTAATGTCACGCAGTTATATTATCCTTCAACGAAGAACCGCAAATTTACAACAAATCGTAAATATGAAATCGAGCAATGTAATAACTCCAACTCATTTTTACATCACGCGAAGACACGAAAACGGCGAGTAAAAATGTAATAATATAGAAGTTATAAAGATTAGATTAGATTAGACATTGCCGTTAAATTGTAATTGTTTCGTAGTTTCAACTTACTCCTGGTCTGGGTCCGGGTCACTGACAAACAACCGGTTCATCGCGCACACCTCCGGTTTATCCGCGCTCCGTAGCGCCGTGAAGATATGGCGCAATATCGCGTCGTGACGAACGCGAATCGTATAATCCTGCTGAATCGCACCGCGCCCAATACGCCCCATGGACTGAATCGCCTTTTCCTGTGACATCCCCTCCAGGTCTTTTCCAATATATCCATGACAGAACTGATAATTCGTGCCATAGATATAGTCTGTTGCCGTGATAATCAAGTACAGTTTCTGGTGCTTCGCCAGGGTTTTCATAATGTCCGTGTATTTCTGGTCGGTGGCATTTGTGATGGCGCCAATTCCCATGAGAAGCAGGAGTTTCCAATGTGACGCCACATTCAGAAGCATAATTTGCGCGACGACTTCATCCTCCACAAACGACGTGAACTCATTTGAAATCGCGGTGCGCTCAGTCCACCGTTTCAGATGTTCCAACCGGTTTGGAACGAAGAGTTCATGAAGTGCCGTGTATTTCACCGACTTCTTCAACTCTTCTACTTTAATATAGAGTCGGTCTGTTTCCGGATTGATGCGTGTGTCGGATGTGAATTTTCGTGTTTTCTTTTCGTCGCCGCCACCACCGATGCTACCTGCACCACCGCCTCCCGACGTTGCCGACGCATCTTTACTCTCACCTTCAAGGTCTTTGATGAGTTTCTCCGTTTTACTGATTTCTTCCAGAACGCGCGAATTGAAATCGATGGTGTCCATGATATCTCCCATGACAACATCCGGTATTTTCGCGATTTGGAGCATAAACGCTGCGACCTTATCCACATTTTCCGTCAAGTAAATGGTAGGGCCATCTGTAAGGGTGTGTGCGTCGCTCGTGGACAAATTGACAACGGATACGAATTTGGGTTTGCGAACCCCAATGAGTGTGTCATAGATACGTGTCCAATATTTTGGACGGATATTTTCAAGAAGAATCAGGTAATATTCTTTGATACTTGTCATTGTGATTTCGCCGATATCGGAAAACATATTATCGGGAAGATATCGTTGCGACGTTATAATGAGACCGCGGTTGTCATCCGTGTCGGGGTCGGGGTCGGTACGCTTCTCCTGTTTGGGTTGGTCGTCGTCGTCGCTGCTGTCGTCGTCGTCGCTGCTGTCGTCGTCGTCGCTGCTGTCGTCATCGTCGTCGGCAACCGGTTTTGTTACAAGCGCAATGAACCGCAAAATCTCTCGCAAATCGAAATACCGCATCAATGTCTTATACATCTTACAATGTTCTACGCATTCCAACACTTGATTGTAATCAGTCCCAAACATGTAATGCGGCAGTTCAATGAACCCACCTTGATTCACGATTGGAATGGATTTCTTGAAATCATGACTAATGACGCTGTATACCTCTGGATGTTTGTCGCTGAATTTCACCTTGAAATCCTGAATCACTCCCACAATCTCGTCTTCGCGCGGTAAGGTGGCCGATGACAATACGACATTCGGAATCAAGTTGCCACTCCAGTTACGGTGGATGATTGGATGAAGTACATGGTCCGCGTAGTCCAGTGATATCGTGGGTTCGTCCCAATACATCAGAAGTTGGTCGAGTGGGTGAAACGCCATCATATACCGCATTGCCAGCAAATACGACCGAATATCGCAAATCATGATTTCGACATTGTCGCCGATGCTATTGTCGACTTTGCGAATACGTCCGCTACGTTTGTCGCGAATCGCCTCCTTCGCCGCAAAATAATGAAGACGGATGTCGTCGATATTACTGCAACCAAATGCAAACGCAATACGTTTTTTCATGGAAATCGCGGCCTTTGCAAGCGCCAAACCGACATGTCGCGCTGCACAAACGAAGATAATCTTGTACTTTTCGGACAATCCAAGCGGTGAAAGAGTCTTTCCAGTACCGGTGGGCGCAATATAAAGCACCATTTTGGCGCCAGGACGTTTCGCAATCGTGAATAGTTGCTTCTGATGTTCGTATAACTCGAAATCCGCATACTTGAAAACGGCTTCATTCTGCTCGATGAAGCGATAGGCGTTGCGAAGAAATCCGATAACCTGTATATCTTCTTCGAAGACCGATATGATATATTCCGCGAATGCAATAATGTGTGAATTGATGCCGACGACTGACTTTTGAAGCATGAGTTTCAGGGTATAATAGTGCTTCATCCATTCATTCACGGTCGCACTCGTCGCACCCGCCACCGCCACACCCGCCTTGGCGTCAATCATTGCTTCAATTGTCGTCATGATATGATGGTCATAGGTATCACCTGAACCACCAAATGTTGTATTCATGTTTTGGATTCGCATTAGGTCCACTTTTTTCATCGTTTTTTTAGATTTGGGTTGGAACGCGAAAGACGGGACGACAATAGCTGGCGATCCGGCCGCTGTCGGCGTCGACGTCGACGGCCGCATATTCTGTATTGCGGCGACGACGCGTTCTGCGCGTTTTCGAAAGTATTCATCAAATAGATAGTCCTCCATTTCAGGTGTCGCGGTTATTTTCAGTCGAGATAGCAACGACTGATGTGAATTGAATACACGGTTTACATCATGAAACCCATCGATAATCAAACGTAAGATACGCATTTCATCCTCGGGTTCCATGATTTCCACACCATTCCATTCTTCGCCGGTGAGTTTCACTTGAATAAGGGTTTCGCTGCTGCCGGATGTCGTTGATGTCGTTGATGCCATGGATGTAATTGAGACGTTACATTAAACATAATCGTTTCGATTTAAATCAATTTTAGAGACAAAAAGTATTATAAGGAATCTACAGTATAGAATTGAATTAAATAGATTGGGTTATTATATATCAGTCTTCTCGGGGGGTTCGATTTCGCTATATTATACTATGCCAATTATTGTCAGTTTTGATGGGAATATCGGTTCTGGAAAATCAACTACATGCTATGAATATGAGCAATATTTGAAGAGACATACGGGCGACAATGGCGGCATATTCCCTGGAGTCACATGCTTCGAAGAAGAGGTCTGCTTTCTGGACGAACCCGTCGCATTATGGAATCAAGTATGCGACAAGGATGGCGTGAATATCCTGACGAATCTATACAAGGATATTCGCGCGAATGCATTCAAGTTCCAGATGATGGCGTACATCTCGCGTCTTGCATTGTTGCGCAAAGCCGTAAAAAACCCGAAAATCAAAGTGATTATCACCGAACGAAGTGTAGAAACCGACCGCAATGTATTCGCAAAAATGTTATATGATACAGGAGATATCTCGCACGACGAGTTCCAGATTTATACCTTGTGGTTCGACGAATTCTTGACGGATGTTCCATTATCCGGGATTGTATACATTAACGCATCACCGGATGTGTGTTTGGCGCGAATTGAAAAGCGCGCACGCGCTGGCGAAACGATTCAGTCGGATTATATTCAACGCTGTCATGAATATCACGAAGACTGGATTCGCGCGCGCAGCTGCCCTCTCCTTGAACTCCCCGCGAATGAAGATATGATTGAGACGCCGCGCATTCTCTCGGAGAGAATGGAACGTATCACCGAATTTATTCGCGGTTTGTTGGTATAAGTATACGTATACGTATACGTATTTACGAGAAACTAGATAAATATATGTCCAATATTGATATTATATATTTATTCATTCATTCATTCATTCATTCATTCAATGACTACTGAATTTGATGAAACAACCTGCAAATTCGTATCGAGTCGCGGCTTGCTGAAATCATGCGATGTGCATGCAAAAATACCATTCTCTAGTTGTCCAACCAATCTAGAATACATTGAAGAATTCATCAAATCGCCATCACCGCCATCACCATCACCATCACCGCCACACCCTGTGTCTATCTATGTATGCGGAGACGCATTTCAGACATTCATCTCGAAATACGCGCCAATGATTCAAACACCATTTGTCGTTGTTAGCGGAGACGGGGATAAAATCATGTTTCGAGAGACAGTTCCAAGTGGACAAAACATGTTTGTTATGTTTATGTTATACCCAAACCTCTGTGGTTTATATTCTCAAAATATGGACATTCGCGAATGTCGTGCGATTCTCACGGAGAAAATCACAAAACTATGGACTGCAAATGCGAAAATATTCAAAACTGAAAATGCACCAAAAACACTCGAAGAAGCAATAACTGGCGCATTATCGAAATTACGACAAATACCGATAGGTATGGATTACCATACAATTAGTGCGAACCCAAACCATCGGTGGATATCGAACGGCGTAAAAGTGACAACGCCATTCTCACAAGAACAAACGCTTATTCAAGATATAAGAGGGTCAATGATTCCTTTTTATTCGAGAAGAATAATTATATATTCAAATGTTTTGTTATGTCTAGACCGGTTCAGAGACCGTATAGGTGCAGTGTCCGGTATACCTAGAGATTTACTATATCATCAGAAAAAGTTCATACCTCGATTTCTAACATGGAAAAATATGACCCAGTTTGCATTTGTATTATCACCATTTGGTAATGGATTAGATTGTCACCGAACATGGGAAGCGCTGTTATGCGGGTGCATCCCAATTGTTCGCAGTACAGTGTTCAAAGAATTATTTGAAGGACTTCCGGTATTGATTGTGGAGAAGTGGGAAGACGTAACACTCGCTTTATTACAACAAACGGTATATGATTTCAAGTTGAAACATGATAATAACGAGTTTCAATACGAAAAATTGACACTAGAATATTATACGAATTGGTGGAAACCCACATAAATGTAATATTGTAAATGAATTATAGAAATAAAATAATATTCATACCCGATGAAACATCACTCGATTACATACATGTGGAATTTTAAACCCAATGAACGTAATTCGATACCGATGGATTGTATTCGTAAAAACCAAATGTTCCTACCAGAATATACTATCATTACGTCACACGATATTAAACCAATTCTTTCTTCATTCGACGGTCTCGCCGAGTTGTGGAATAAAATACCAGAACAATACTGGATTGTAAAGGCCGATTTGGGGCGACTATTATATATCTATAAAAACGGCGGGTTTTATCTTGACATTGATTGTGTTATCCAAGAGAATCCGTTTCAATCCATCAACCCAAAGCATGACCGGATGGTTTTATTCACGGAATTCACAGTTTCTGTAGACGAACTAGGACCGAGAGAATGTAAGAACCCTCGTAATGGATTACGTATCGCCAATTTTGCATTTGCATCGAACTACAAGCGACATCCCTTCTTAGAGACGTGTATTCGCGAATGTATGCGCCGTCTCACCGTGTTATTTGATGAAAATCTCGACACCTGGGCTGAAACGGATATTCTCTGGGTGTGTGGGCCCGACGTGATTACGACCATGTATCATGCACAGTTCAACGATGATGGTTCTGATGCCGACGTCGACGCATCGATTCGTCTTATAGAACGAGGATGCTTGCATCATGTAGGGTATGGGTCATGGCGAGAGAACTAGGAATGATATCAATCAATTATATTGAATCATCATCTTTGGTCGAGACCTAGTGACGAGCGTCATTCGTTGCGGATTATTACATGAGGGTTAAACGTTGCTCGTGATGACACTATTGTCTACTATTTCATACACATTTGTTATGTAGTCCTGGTCTATTTTACCAAGCCATGGTTCATCTGTTTCCGCTGTAATAAGATAGGACTTTTCAATGTTGGCGTTAGTTTCGGAGTTGTTTATAACGATAACGCATGTCGGGTCACATATATTTTTAGATTGGGGCGGTTGTTCTACTTCAAAATACTCAATAATCGGGGGTCTGCCATCGGTGGGAAATGTAACTATCCATTTAAATACATCATGCGTCATTACACCGGTAATCATATATGTGCGATGACCGAATCCAAAATATTGATTATCGGTTCCTTTTACTAGATACCCAGGCGTTCCTCCGCGATATTCGTAATCCTCTGTAGTTTGGTTGTGATTTCCAAACTCGACTTTTTGACATGCGCCGGTTTCGACATTACATGTATACAATACAAATGGTTTAATGTAGTGCATAAAATATAAAGTTCCATTGTGAGGGATAAATGACAGATTTTTACCAGAGATATTTATACGTGTGAATTTGTCAGCAGTATTGGTATTGTGTGCAATGAGATACATATCATTTAAATAATTGTCAATAACATACATTTTATCATTGAAATAAAAACAGCGCGGGTCTTCACCGCGAAATGTGTCATTATTGTCTTCGATGATATCCAACTTATCGTTCAATACTACTTTCTTGATTATACGCGCAGGACAATTTTTTCGCCCAAACCCAATAAAATTATTATTATGTAGTTTTAGTAACGAGTAAAATACAGATTTCGGTTCGGTCAATATTCGTTTCACGTGACGAAAAGATGTTGGCATTATTTTATATATGCAAGTAAAATTATGCACCAAATAACCATTTTATGCCATTTGAAATGAGGCCACCGTTGCTACCGCCTTCTAAATATTCGCGGTTGTCTTCTGGATGCATATCCAAACGAACCTCACCTCCACCACTGTCTGCTGGCCATTGTCGTTGCCGTTGCGATAAATCATAGGGAGAATCTTCAATATATCCTCCTCCTCCACCTCCTCCACCTCCTCCACCTCCTCCAATCGCGCCTGTCACGCCGCCGCCGCCGCCGTCGCCGCCCCCCATCAAGGTCAATAGTACAGATTTCGGTCGATATCGCAGGATATCGATTTCGTATTTCGTTATTTTGAATAAGTCTTTTCCGTAGATTTCGTGAAGAAGCATCCATTCAAATATGCCTCCCGTATAAATATGGACATTCGTAAACCCGAGTTTGACTAACTGTTCATATTTATGCAAGATTGTTATGTCGTTGGAATTTTTGCCATAGACAATAATCATGATGTCAGGTTTATTTTGTATGAATGTATTTACGATCCGTTCTTCAAACCGTATATCCAGCGTCGTTTTAATGAGGCAATGTTGCAGTGATGGCGGGAGTGTATTGATAATAAGCGTTGAATGTTGGACATGCATATTCCGATACACCACCATTTGGATGTCTTCATAACTCACTTTTGGTACGAGTGATACCTGGTTTCCCATATCGTTACACTGACAGAAATAATATAGTTATAGTAACCACATTATTTGTTTTTACGCTCTTTTCGGTGGGTGTAAAGTTAATTAAACGTAATCACAATATCCACAAATTCCTTCTTAATACTTTTCGTCGCGGATGATGACAGTTCCTCCCGCTTTTTGCGGTGTTTTGCGCCGGGGGGTGCGCCCTCCAACGACGGGTCTACTTTCGATTTGGATGCGCAGGGGGGGGTAGCGTCGGTTCCAGAGGCGACGACGCACGCGACGAACTCGGATCCGTCGATTGTGGCCGATGATGTCTGATGCGACTTCGCCAATTTACGTGTTGTATTATTTCGAATATTCATATCCGTCTCAATTGCCGTGTAATTCTCGTGAATATACCGAAGTACCTCATTTTCAATCGCCCATTTAAAGAAATTGAGTTGCCCTAAGGTCGTCTGAATATACGTCGTTCCGTTTTTATGGGGGACATTGATGCGGTCCCATCGACAGAATGGGTCGAATCTCTTTTTCGAATATGCACGGAGTTTCAGTTTATAATCTACGTAGACTTTGAACCTCTTGGGGCGCGTCGCAGCAGTGTCGCCTTCACCGACAAGGTCATACACAGTGTAATGCTTCTTCGAATAATTCGTAACAAACCAGTCCATGATGCGTAGTGAAATGCTGGTTGTTCCATTGATTACGGCGAGCATCTTATCCATATTTTCGCCGTCATTTTCATGATAGAACCGTAGGACCTTGTGAAGAAGAAGGTCGTTTTGGGTATTGTAAATACTTGTTCCGTGGGCGAGGGCGTGAGGTTGTCCTGTAAACAGTGCGTGAGGTTGTCCTGTAAAAAAAGAAGGTCCGTCTTTGATGGGTTGTGCGCAGGCAAGCATTCGTGGTATAGAGATACCCCGAATAGTATTTAAACTGGTTTTATCAACACCTCATGTAAATCACTAGTCTCTGAACTTGACCAGGGCGAGACCATTTTTCAACCGACCCGGATGTCTGGGTATTCCTTTTTTGGAAAGAGCAATACAATACGGTTCACGAACTAATTCGCGCAACCACTGTGGTTCTTTTTCTTCATTCCCCCATGCGTAAACAACTCGTTCAAATGAACCGGAATCAATCATGTCTCGTATATATTTTCGATTCTCTGGACCTTCTGGGTCGGATACTGTTTTCAACACCTTGGGATATGGAGTGCGATAGGCGTACAAGTTCCCCACATACATTCCACCATATCCCCACGCGGCAACCTTGTTCCTTAACTTACAAATGGTGTCGTCGTCTTTAACTTCATCAGCAGTAGATGGGTTCAACATAATAACCAGGATGTTTGGTTTGGTTTTATCCTGTATATCAACAAATTGGTATCGATATACCCCATCATCAGATATTTTGGCTCTTTGCATAGTTTTCTTGGCTGTTCACGTCTCTGTCTCTTTCTTTTTCGTAAAATCATTTCAATTTTTTTTGAAATACTAATCGTATTTCGACATCTTATATGGACACGATATTATCGAGTCATGGATGTAATACGTAATAAAGACATTGGTGCTTATATACTAGTATTCCATTTCATTACATTTCATTCCATTTCATTCCATTTCATTCCATTCCATTTCATTTCATTTCATTTCATTTCATTTCATTATGTCTATCGAACGCGCTGATTCCGACGATTGTGTCGCGCAATATAAAAGTACAGATGCGACTACATCCAGTAGCGACACGGATAGTGATGCAGGAGGCGAACCAACGAGTAAACTCTTCATCGACTTGAAAAAGATGCCCGCAGGTCAATATGAATATTATACCGACTCAGGTCATATCATGAACCAGATGTTGCTTTATATGTATCACACGATTCAGAATATAGTTTCGTTGACGGCCGACCCCGCCGCCACCCCGGCAGCCCCGACGCCTCTCAAACTCCGCCGTCGTCCCTACAAATATGACAAGGAAGACTTCTGTTATGTCCATATTGGATACGGCGAATACAAATATACATATACTGTCCCAGCCACCAAGACCGAACCCGCGAAAACGGCCGAATTCATCATTTCGTACCGTCAAGAAGATAAAACGGTCGGAACCCATGACGCGCCCGAAAAGTTCGAACAGATGACAATTCGCACGGATTCACCAGAAATATTCCATCACTTCTACCGCGAAAGCGACAACTTCCTTGAAAACAACGAGGAAGATGTCAGCAAACTCCATGTCTATGTTATGACAAAATACGGGGAATGGGTGCGTTATAATAAAATCCCGTCGCGAACCCTAGAGACCGTTTATTTTGACGAAAAAATGAAACAGAAACTCCGGACGGATATCATGGATTTCTTGAAGAAGGAGAAGGAATATGACGAGTTCGGGATTCCGTATAAGAAGAACTACCTACTCACGGGTATTCCAGGGAGCGGTAAAACCAGTATCATCAAGGCAATGTGTAAGGAAATCGGATATAACTTGTGCATCTTTTCGATTAACCACGACACGGATAATAATACCGCCCTATCAGCGTTCCGCGATATCCCGCCCAAGTCGGTGTTGCTTTTTGAGGACATCGACTGTCTCTTCGAGAAACGCACAGGAACCCAGGAAAACAAGAGCACATTTACATTCAGCAACCTTTTGAACCTGCTCGACGGCGTGTTTTTCCGTAAGGGTCTGATTTCATTCATTACAACGAATCATCCGGAGAATCTGGACCATGCATTATTGCGTCAGGGGCGGACAGATATGATAATTCATATGAATTACCCGAAGAAGGTGGACGTCAAACACCTATTTCGCGATATGATGAAGAAGGAGGGGATGACCGCGGAGGAAATCGACCGCGATTTCGACAAATTCTATGAACACATCCAGAAAAAGACGATTACAATGTCGGGGATTGTTGGATTCCTGTTTCGGTATCGCCAGGCGTGGTCTGAAAATATCAATGAACTCCTCGATGCGGACAAATTTATTAAGGAGGTGACTCGGAATGTGGAGGATAGTAAGTTGTATGCATAAAATCAACGATGTTACAATATTATATAATATTATAGAATGGATAATATTATTGCAGATACGATACACTATTTACATATTGTGTTAGTGTTTTATGTTTTAACTGGATGGGTCATAACTCCTATTCGGAAGATTCATTATTATATATTTTTCGTCCTATTCGTTCTTTTAGATTGGAATGACCTTGATGGAGAATGTTTTTTAACGAGACTTGAACATTATTTTCGAGAAAAAGCACATGATAAACCATCATCGTATGGTCATGGTCATGAAAAAATAACGATAAGTACTGAGACTGGAGAACCTGAATTTTTTAGGCCATTGATGAATAACCTGTTTAATACTAACCTCACTTCACAAGAAGCATCACGACTTAATTATTTTACGTTTATATCGGCGATTCTACTTGCATTTTTGAGATTATTACATCATTATAATATTATGAAATTCAGTATGAATATATAGAGATTATGTAGTCGTGTATGTTATTCCCTTACTCTACCTTCCGAAAAGTGAATTGCTTTCCCATACGAAATCTCTCGGAATCCATTGTTCCCCTCTTCAAATTACAATCCAAACACGCAATAACTACATTCGCATCATTGTGACCGTAGTTATTATCTATCCGGTCCAACGTCCATTGCCGCCTGCACATCGACTCTTTATACGCAACTTGGCAAATCTCTCGACAATAGTGGCATAAAAGTCCAGCGCTCACCAACAATTCCACAATTCGTTCCGTTGTTATGGAATAACGCGGGTCATAGATTTCATGATGTTTGTCCTGGTAAATATATGCCTTCCTCTTTGTATCAATCTCTCGGAGGATATGTTTCAGGGTCGGGGGCGTCGGGGTCGGCGTCGTCGTCGATTCGGAACTCCCGACGACGGACTCCAGAATCGAAAGCGCGAGAGATTGGTCCGGAGTATACAACTCATCCGGGATTCCTGTATTTCCACCACTTTTGTGTTTGGGCGCCTTTCTCTCGATGACCGCATCCGGGTCCGCCATTTGTTTCATCTTGTCTTGGTTGCGTTTCCCTAAAATGTCGATTTTCTTCATTGATACAGTAAGAACCGATGAAATAACGTGTGTGATAAACGAGATAACGAGATAATCATTCAAACGCCGCCTCAATGCGGTCAATCCAATATTGCATCGTAAGTTTCTCGTATCGGAAGGTTCGCCGGGAATACTCCGAGAGAATACGGTCAAGAAAATCTCTCGAGAGGTCCGACCACCGGTCAATAATAACAACGGGCAAATCCGCATACAACTCTTCGATGACCGATGACCCCGGGATGCGCTGTACAATGACAATACATCCGAGCATCAATGCTTCCCATGTGCGTATGGTATCGAGGCCATTCCCGCGCGGACTCGCCACAAACACGTTCTGTGTATACGCGCCCCAGGTTTCATATCGGTTCACACGCCTGCGTTCTATATTCATCAAATCTCTCGGAATTGTATAATACGCGAATAATCTCTCGAAACATCCATTCCCATTCAGATTAAACTGGAAGTTAATATAGATACGCAGCGGAGATGATGTACGCGCGTCATGCCGTTTGGAAAAATGAAGCATGGATTCGCGTAGTCGAGAGAGTTCGCGGTCTTGTCGATGGGCGCCAGCCATGTGTGTATTCGCCCATGTTTTCCGTATTGTCAGCGTCCAATAATCGACGCCATACGGAATCGGGGTTATTTTCGCCAGAGCGGTGGCCGGTGCGAGTCCATCGATATCGCGTACACTACAATTCGTAGTGAACCAATGACGAAACAATGCCGAACACGGTTTTTTGTCTGCACTCGATTTTTCATTTGTAATCGTATTAAAAAAATTGCCCACTACCTTATTCGGAAATGTCGAGTCATCCATGCATGTAATGATGACATACGGTTTGTTTGCCTCATGCAGTAATGGTTGAATCTCCGTCTGAAATAACCACATTGCATATGCGTTCTGTTGGATAAGTACGACGAAACGCGAATGTCTCTGAATAATTTCGTTTATTTCGTCCTGGGTTTGGTGTTGTAAATACATGCATCGATGCAAAAATCCGGTTTTCGCGTTCACGAGTGTCCCTGGACCGCCGCGCGAGTAATGTTCATATATTCCATACATTGAAAAGTTTTTGATGATGGATGGTCTCTCCATTTGTCCGATTGTCTGTCTGTCCGGTTCTCTGGTTTGTGATGTTAAATAGATAGATAACATAAGTTTAAGTTTCATTGCATTGATTTCATTTCATTGCATTTCATTTCGTTTCATTCCATTTCATTTCATTTCATTGTAACAAGTTTGGGAGGACGCCGTCCATGTATTTTCCGTAGTCCGCGCGCAAACCAAAGCGGCATTCCGCGCAACTTCCCCCATTTTGCAATCCGGCGCTTCGGTTCGGACAAATAATAACTCCGGTAGGATGCAACTGCGTCATAGATGTCGGCGCCGTGACTGGTTCCGGTGGGGGACGATGACCCCGACCCCGGGTGGTCGGCCCGAATCTTGAACTCGTCGGGCATTGCAAGCGCGAAGGGTGTCATGACACCGGGGGTTTTCACGCGTTCGAATGCGGATGCGGGCGGGATGTTGTCTCGTAAGTACTGGGCGACACCGTATGATTTGTGCTGTTTGCACGCCGGGTGGCCGTATCTGTATTTCCACTCGGTGTGCATTGCGTCGATAAGGTCGAGGGTCCAGATGAAATTGGCTTGGGATGCACGGCACCATATCGTAACTGGGTGGTTTTTATGCGCGATTTTGTAGACGATGGTCGGGTCGCATTCGCCAGCGCCGGTGAGCAAACGTTGCGTGGTACATAACATCTGAACGGCTTCCAGAATGATTTTAGCAATATGCTTGTCCATCATATATTCCGCTATTTTAGTCGGGTCAAGTGAGAGTATGAAGAGATTCATTGTAGGGCTGTGTCTGTGTCTATCTGGTAGGTATTGTCATCTCTTGAAGTTAAAATAAGATTTCAATTTTTTGCCGACGACCAACGACCGACGACCGACGAAACAATATAAAAAAATATCTCTCATTATATCATAAAATGCCTTTGACCCCCCACTTTTCTTCCGCTGCTGCCGATGAAGCCCACGCGAAGGCCCGTGTTTCCGGTTCTGTTACCGGAACTGTGAACTTCTCTTTTGGAGGTTCTCGTCCTTCGCCCAAGTCTACCTATATGTCAAACGGCTATAGGATGAACTCTAATGGATATTTAGCCAACCCTACTCGTTCCGCCCAGATTGCGGCCAACAACGCCGGCGCACTTACTCGTAGTGAAGCATCTCGCATGGGCCTGCCTCTTGGTGGTCGCCGCTAATAAGTTGTCGTGCCGCACGAAACGCACATGTATCGTATAATATCCATATTACACGATATTCGTATACAATATACGATATAAATAATAATCTAGAGTTATATCATAAAATGTCTTTGAACCCTGCCCTCTCCTCTGTCGCCGCCATCGCCGCCGTCGCCGCCGCCCCCGATGCGAAGTTGACTTTCAACATTACCGCATTTAACGGGAATAAGACCAATTTTGGTGGTTGCTCTGCACCCAGACCAAAGTCGATGATGGCCACGACTCCTGTTCAACCGATGCGCGATATGCCATCGTTATTTCCATTGGCGACGAAACCGCGCCCTGGTATGATGGCGCCATTATGATGTGAATGTTTGCGTTATTTCATTTATTATATTATAATACAAACATGTATACATTGTATTATAACATGGATTATTATCAGCGAAGATATAAATATGAAAAAACATTCAAGTACCCAAAGTTCATAACACTCGACGAACCCTATAAAGAACATACCGAACTGGGTACAATCAACCTCGTTATTCAAACGTACCCAATCCAACGACCTGAAAAACTAGAAGAGTTGTTACTCTGTCTTCATAACAATCTCAACAATAAATGTATTAAAAAGGTGTACAATTTATACGAGGATAACATCGATTTTTTACCGGAATGCATAAAAAATAACAAAAAACTCGTGAATATCAAAATCGATAACGACCCATCAGAATACATCCATACTTACGTTCCAGATTTCAATAAAATAAAGAATGGGCGAACTGAAACCATTGTAACTGCGTATAATAATGGAGGTATAGATGAAAACACAGATGTGTCCATATTTCAGAATAATATAAAGGATAGATTAACCTGGAACTATTTCATCGATTTTTGCTTGAAAATATTCAATGATGGCGAGATTGTGTGTCTAGCCAATGCTGATATTATCGTAGAAGATTCGCATGAATGGTATGATGTTTCAAACTTTTTAAACGAAAGGGGTGCACTTTGTTTATCAAGACATGAAATCGATAAACATGGTAATGTATTCATAGACTTTAATGCATTTAAATGCTGGTCACAAGACTGTTGGGTATTCAAAAACACGGAGAAGATGCGTTCACTCAAAAGCAAAATCGATTTTTCAATCGGGAACTGTATGGGATGCGATAATGCGATTGCTGGTATTGCTTCTGCATGTAATTACATACCGATAAATTATGCATTCAAATATAGAGTATTTCACTTGGACAGAGTTACGAAACAATCGAGCATAGTCCTCGTATTATCGCGCACACATGATAATCGAGTAATAGAGAATGGTACATTATTACCGTTATTATTTGTATGCCCATTTTTCAATTATCAACAACTCATGCGACTACCCATACCTCAAATTATCAAAATCATTACAACGAATAATCGTTGTGGCCTGAAAGACTATCACGAGCATTAGCACTGGCATTAGCATAGTCGACTAAAATCATACCGCGGTCCATTAAGAACCGTCACTGGCAACCAAGATAATGCAGATGGATTGCAAATCTCTTTCGAGAATGGACCGATTCCCACTTGAGCACATACTCCAATGGCGATTTTTGTAGAAATAACAAACTGACGAATGTCGCCAGATAATTCGGCATTGGCGCCAACATTGGCAACTCCCATTTCGAATGAAGCACCTGGAATCGGTTGTCGAATCGTGAATTCGGCAGTCCATGTATTTCCGATACTTTTACCGAGACCTAGAAGTGACGCCCATGCGCGGTAACCAACATTGGCAGGGGAAGCACAAGGTAGCACCCAGGCTGAAGCACCAATCGTAATATAGGTTTGGATACCGATGACACAAGAAAGTTCACCGCCAAACCGGGCGTCTTTACATGAACAAAAATTGGGTAGACGGAAGGTTCCGGTAATTACACCGCAAATACTAAATCCGGTGGGTTTCATTCCAGACCCAAAATCGCGATATTCGGCTACATGATGTGCGTCGATGTTGACGACTGCATCCACGATGTCCGCGCCCTCTGCACCATCTACGCCCAGACATGTAGAATTGTCAGAACACATAAACGAGGGTGGACAGGAAAATCGCGCATCCATGCATCGGACCGCATTTTGAATCGGGGAACACGCGTAAATCAGACCTGCGCCAGTGGCATTACTCATACAGGTCTGTTCGGCCGCGCAAAATAACCCATTCCCGCAATCCATGGTCGCAGACGGTGCTAGATGCGGGGCTGCATTTACGTGAGTCGTGTACGACGATGTAAGAAAGAGAACACACGTCAAAAATGTGATTGGTTTCATTTGTGGTGTATGTATATTATACCAGGATAAACTTTATACAATATTCATATCTTCATCGTTTTCGATAACGTGTCAAATCCATAATATACAAAAAACGACTTTAAGTCATCTTACTATATTATGTATACACACGCACACTAGTACCATGCCTCGTAAATCTGTTTCTGCACCTGACGCTTCCGTGACTGCGACCTCGTCTGCACCCGCACCCGCACCCGCTCCCGCCACCGCTCCCGCACCCGCCACCGCTCCCGCTCCCGCTCCCGCCACGACAGACCACGACGACGCAGCACTGAAAAACATCAACTATAAGAACATGCTCCTCACCGGGAATTACGGCATGCTGAAACCAGACATTGTCACCAATCCGAATATTGATGACATTTTAGAAAATGAAAAGAATGCAAATAAAAGCGACCCATGGAACAAACTAGATAAATCTGCGAAGATTGGAAAACTCAAAGAGTACGCTACACGTCACGGAAAGAAGGAAAACTACACAGACGACGAAATAACCACCCTCTATCAGTTTCTGATTTCGGCACTTGACCAGAAAAAACTGATGCGCGCCAAAGATGTCGTCTACGACAAAGTATCTGGGGGGATTACATCCATACCATGTCTTATTTACCACGCTGGTTTTAAAAAGTTCACACTCAAACGATGTGAAAAACGCCAATCCACACTGAAATCACTCGCGCCAACAACAAGTATGTCGAAGAAGAGGAAAATCGCGTTAGAAGACGCCAAAGATGTCAAAGACACCAAAGAAGCGCAAGAGTAGATTATTTTCTTCGTTTCATATTATTACGTGACCGTGACCGCGACCGTGACCGCGACCGTGACCGCGATGACACCTTTGGTGTCGATTTTGTGTGTGCATCACGTTTGCGGGTTACACTAAAACTACATTTCGGGCCACAAATGGGCCGAATCATCTTACGCTTTATTTCGCCTTCATGTTCTAATATAATATCCACCATATTACGGTAAAATAACCGGAACTTACTACGCATTTTCCGTAATTGTGCGAATGTAAACCACCGGATTTCCGCCTTTTCAAGCAGACCATTGTCCGGGTTTTTTTTGGCACTTGGCAAGTATTTCTCAAAAAACCGGTAGTTATTCAAATAATAATCCTCTATTCTCTCGTCATACTCCGTTTTAAATACAATCGTAGTATAATTATCATATTTCAATTCGGCAATTTTGTGTCGAACGGCCACCTTCTTGAGTTCATTCTTTGACCCCAATAAACCATTCAGTTCTTCACTCCCTTCTCTCGACGCAATATCCAATGGAGTCTCATTCGGTTTTGAACCGCCGCCAAAATCGGCCCATCCTGGCGTATCATTGAGTTCATTCTCTCGACCGAATAATAAATAAATCACGCCGTTATGGACTGCAGCCGGCAATAAACCAGCGCCAACCATAATTCAAATACTACTATATACAAATATTTTATTATTACACACGACTGAACCACGTAAAATTGAATGGATTTCGATGAATTTCAATGAATAGAGAACACCGTATGAATATAAACGCAATTCTATTATTTATTTATGTATATGGACGATGAGTTTTGGAGAAAATGCTAAAACTGACCAATATAGTCGATGCGATAATAGCGACAGTAACGCCACCCTTACCAACGACGACGACGACCGCGACCCCACCGCACCGTATTCCATACTTCCGTCCGATGAAGATAGAGAGACAATTATCAACGATGCGCTTGATGAACTGGCCGACATTGCGCGAGAGAATATATTGGAATTCAAACGTGAGGACTTCAATACAGAAGAGGTCGTTGGAACATGGATTGACAGTTATTTATGCAACTATTTCGCCGAGTTCGCCGTCCCGTTGAAGTCGGATTTCTCTCGTTCCATCGCAGCCGAAGCCGATGCATTAAATGACGTCCTCGAAACCTATATTCGCGACTTATATGATGAAATCACCGAGAGATTTTATGAGGAAATCACACCGCCTCGTGTATCCTTGGCGACACAATCAGGGGACGAGGGCGAGGGCGGCGAGGACGACGGCATCGACGTGGACACCATTACCGCGAAAATACGAACTCTTCAAGGAAAACCCCAACCTGAACAACGAACACCCGAATGGTACGAACGACGCAATAACCTGATAACGGCCAGTGCGGCTTCAAAGGCGTTTGGGACGCCGGCTTCTGTAAACCAACTTGTCTATGAAAAGTGTAAAAATTACTGTGCTGCGGGCGGTGGTGCGGGCAGTGGTGCGGGAGGCGGGGGAGGCAGTGGCGGCGGCTCTGTGAACTCCCCCCTTCACTGGGGTCAGAGATATGAACCAGTAACCGTAATGGTGTATGAACACCGCAATCACACTACACTCGGCGAATTCGGGTGTATCCAACATGACACCTACCCCTTTATTGGAGCTTCACCAGATGGAATCAATATCGAGCCTGCATCACCCATCTACGGCCGGATGGTAGAGATTAAGAATATCGTGAATCGAGAGATTACTGGACGCCCGAAAGAAGAATACTGGATTCAGACCCAGATTCAAATGGAGGTATGTGACCTTGATGAATGTGATTTCGTGGAGACCCGGTTCAAAGAATATGAATCAAAAGAAGATTATGACGCAGATGGTACGGTCACGCAAGGGTATACCGCATCTGGAAACGAAAAGGGCGTGATTTTATGGTTTCAAACAGCGCCAAGAGTTACACAATATGGAGAGATATCACCACCGATACAGTTATACGAATACGCGCCAATCGGTGCAACACCTTATGAATATGATAAATGGGAGGTCGATATATTTGCGAAACATGAACGGTTGGGGAGTATTTGGGTGCGGACGATTTACTGGTATCTTGACCAATACAGTTGTGTTCTCGTGCGCAGGAATCGGCTTTGGTTTGAAGAAGCTGTGCCAGTATTACAACAATTATGGAAAACCATTGAAGAAGAACGCAGTAGTGGTTTTGAACATCGCGCACCAGCGAAACGGAAGGCGGCGGCGGCGGTGGCGTCCAGTGCAGAGTCGGAGACCGTGTTTAAAATCGTGAAACTGGATACGGCAATTGTAGCAACTGCCGATGAATCGGCAATGACGGCGGGGGCGGGGGCGGGGGCGGCGACACCCGAACTCACCGCCACAAATATGGCCAAATTGATGTCATTGAATACAAACAATAACAACAATACACAACACAAGAAATACGGATACGGCAGCAGCAGCAGCAGCGGCCTGGCGACCAAACGCCCATCCGATGTACTCATCAACTGTTTCAAAATCGACGACTTGGAAATCGATGAGAGTAAAGTGAAATGATGCGGGAGGAGTGTTATAGCGGGGTAGTAGATGAATCCACAGCATAAAATCCAACCCTTCGCCCTGGGTGGTCCAATGGTAGTGGGTCCGGAACCTTATAGTCGGCTGGCGCCTTCGGTGCGTACAATGCGCCACACATCCCCGCTGGTTTACATGACCCGTTATCCGGCGTCACCCAATCACGCATATTATTTGTTGCTTGGTCGTAGTTGCTTAGATTCGCGGCCACTGGGTATAACTTGGAATTGTTTGTTGAGTCATTCTCTCGGAGAACGATTCCATAACCGGCGCCCTTCTTCGGATACGTGGGATAGAGAAGCGGTTCATCGACCTCTCGCGGGTACTCACCAGACGGAACACGGTCGGCCGTAAACCCCTCTTTTTTATCGGTCGCAGGCGCAGTGGTCGCGGTGAACTCATAAAACGCGGCCATGAGTGGTTCGGCCACAATCACTGCAATCACAAGTATGACCAGTCCAAGATATTCTTTGAAATATTTCATACGAACGAATGATAATAGATATAAACCCCTATGTAATATATATATATTATCTACCCATTGAATCGAATCAAGAATGGCGAATACTGAACGACGAGGATCCGGAGGCGACGGCAACGGCGGCGACAACGGTGGTGGCGGCGGAGAAGATATGCATGTCCTGAAACGAAACGGTGAACGAGAGATTGTCGCATTTGATAAGATTCTCGCGCGCCTAAAGACCCTCGGCAAAGAAGCCGGAATCACCGGCGTCAATTATACTACACTCGTCATCAAAATCATCGACCAGTTATACGACAATATTCCAACAATGAAAATCGATGAACTTACAGCGCAACAATGCGCAATGATGGCAGTTCAACACCCAGATTACGGGACGTTGGCCTCATATATTATTATTTCGAATGCACATAAGAATATTCCTGGCGGGTTTTATCAGGCAATGCGCGCATTATATGAATACCGCGACTCGCATGATAAACACTCCCCGATTATCAGCAAACAAGTCTGGGATTTTCTCCATGAAATCATAGACACGCCTCGGAACGGCTCCGCGGGCGGACCAGGCCCGTATATGGTCCACGAAGCACTCGAACAAATGATTGTGCATCAACGCGATTACCTCATCGATTATTTCGGGTTTAAAACCTTAGAACGGTCGTATCTCATGCGCGTAAATGGCGCGATTGTAGAACGCCCCCAGCATATGTGGATGCGCGTGGCACTAGGCATTCACAGTGAACGTAAAGATACGAACAATGTATATGAAACAATTGACTATATTCAGAAGACCTACGACGCAATGTCGCAGAAATACATGACACATGCTACACCTACCTTATTCAATGCGGGCACGCCACGCCCCCAATTGAGTTCATGCTATCTCATCGCGATGGAAAATGACAGTATTGACGGGATTTTTGATACGCTGAAAGACTGTGCTAAAATCAGCAAACATGCTGGCGGTATCGGGCTTCATATTCATAATATTCGTGCGTCGGGTTCGCATATTCGCGGGACAAATGGATCGTCCAACGGGATTGTCCCGATGTTGCGAGTGTATAACAATACCGCGCGGTATATCGACCAGGGGGGTCGTCGTAACGGGAGTTTCGCGATTTATCTCGAACCATGGCATCCGGATATCGAGGATTTCTTGGAGATGAAGAAGAATCATGGCGATGAAGAGATGAAAGGTCGCGACCTTTTTTATGCGATGTGGGTTCCGGACCTTTTTATGGAACGTGTGCGGGGTGGTGGCGGTGGCAATAGCGGCGGGTCGGAATTGTGGTCGTACTTCTGCCCGGATGAATGCCCGGGACTCGCAGATGTATATGGTGATAAGTTCAAGGAACTCTACGAGAGATACGAACGTGAAGGCCGCGCGAGGAAACAGGTGAAGGCGCGGGACTTGTGGCTGAAAATCTTGGATAGTCAAATGGAAACGGGCACGCCGTATATTCTGTTTAAAGATGCTGCAAATAAGAAGAGCAACCAGAAGAATATCGGGGTCATCAAGAGCAGTAATTTGTGTACTGAAATTATGGAGTACTCGGATGAAAATGAGACGGCAGTGTGTAACTTGGCGAGTATTGCTCTGAATAAATTCATAGATGAAGAAACAAAAGTTATGGATTTTTCGGAACTCGAACGCATCACCGCCCTCGTCGTAGATAACTTGAACCAAATCATCGATATTAATTACTACCCCACAGATAAAACCAGAACAAGCAATCTGCGCCATCGTCCTATCGGAATTGGCGTGCAAGGCCTGGCCGATGTTTTTATGATGTTGAATATTCCATTCCATAGCGAAGAAGCCCGAACGCTTAACCGAGAGATTTTTGAAACGATTTATTATGCGGCACTGAACGCATCGATGAAACTGGCCGCGCGTCATGGTGCGTACGAAACCTTCAAAGGGTCCCCCGCTTCCGAAGGCATACTTCAGTTTGATATGTGGAATGTGGACCCACATGAGAAACCGTTAGTGTATAGAACCCACGAATATGACTGGAATGACCTTAAATACCAAATTATCAATCACGGACTGCGAAACTCGCTGCTCCTTGCACCTATGCCTACCGCGAGCACATCCCAAATCCTCGGAAATAACGAATGTTTTGAACCGATTACTAGTAATATTTATACGCGCCGAACCCTCGCAGGCGAGTTCATTATGGTGAACCGATATCTTATTCGCGACCTGATCGAACTTGGGTTATGGAACGAACGTGTGAAGACGAATATTATTGCGAATCAAGGGAGCGTCCAATACATCGATGGACTGCCAGAAGCACTGAAACTGAAATATAAGACAGTGTGGGAGATGCCGATGCGGCATATTATTGATATGGCGGCTGACCGCGGCGCCTTTATTTGCCAAAGCCAAAGTATGAACTTGTGGGTGGAAGAACCGAACTATAATATTTTGACGTCGATGTTTTTTTATGCGTGGAATAAGGGGCTGAAGACGGGTGTTTATTACTTGCGAAGAAAGGCGAAACATCAGGCGCAACAATTTACGGTGGAACCGGAAAAGATGGGGGATACGGAAGCGAGGGAGGAGGAGATATGTGAATTCTGCTCCTCGTGAGCAGAATCGCCGAAGGCGGAATTTTGTTCCGCATAAAATTGAATTACTCTTATTACGGCATACAGTATATAACGACCGCAAGATCAGACCAGATGTTTCAAGTATCACCAGCATTCAAGCACACCACCGGACTCGGACACGATGTAACGAAACCGCGATGTATCGCGCCAGACCCTATCGGTTCATGGACCTCACAATACAATTTCCATTTCCCGCCTCCATTATCTGTACTGAATGAAGATGACAACCAGTATATTCGAGAGAATGCCCGTTGTCGCCTGATTCACGACGTCCCGCGCCCATATACTTCACTTTACTTAATGCTTTCACAATATAATCCATGGTTAGATTGTGAAATGACACGCGAGAAACGCGCATTCTTGAAACCTCGGGCCGGTGAATTGTGTTATCCCGTCTATTGCACATCCAATGGGTTCGGTGATAGTGGTGGCAGTGGCAGTGGCGGTGGCGGTGGCGCTAATGGTGCAAACGACTTCTTCCATAATGAAACAGTTATCGACATCGTCAATCTGTACTTGTGGCCGCTTCTTTACTCACGCGCTGGTGATGTCATCGCGTGCAAAACATTTGGCGAATGGCGTCGTTTATTCGCAGAGACGATATCACTCGCATTCCCTGCATATGAATACTGGATGTCTGTATCGATGATGAAGAAATATGTTCCTATCGTTGACCAGCGTCGGACCGCGCGACTGATGAAATACCTCACACCAATGCGAGTGCTTTATCTACTCACAACTCGCGCGAATTTCTGGCCGTATGGTCCGTCGTCGTCGTCGTCGTCGCGGTCTTGGAGACAATTCGGATTATGCTCTATCAAACCAAAAATGAAAGAATATACTGACAAAACAGAAATCGATTGGTTGGTCAGTGCAGACTTTCTTCGTAAAATGAAACGGATTCATATCTATTTCACAAATAACGCGTCATTTTCAGATTGCTGTACAGTGGACTGGGACAATGAATGAATGAATGAATGAATGAATGAATATGAATAAAATAACAAAAGAGTAATTTATTCTTATTCTTATTCTTATTCTTTTTCTTTTTCTTTCATTTCCATCATCTTCACGTAACACTTCAGGCACACATCCACGTCCACTTTCGCATTATGCAACCCCTCTGGCGATGGAACATCCGCGCCATAAAGAACGTGATACAGTTCAATGAGTTTCGGGTATTTCAGCGAGGTTCGACCATCTTCCCACACTTTCATGAGTTTGCAAATCGGCGTCCCGTGCTTCATCGTGCAGTATTCAGTAGGGGGGAAAACCGTATTGAACATTCGCGCGCGGTAATATTCCACGAGGAGCATATTCTTGTCAAATTCAAGATTATGTGCAACGATTTTCCCACACCGGTTGGCCGCATGCTTGAAATCAAAGAGCGCGACCTCGATAGGAATACCACGCGCTCGTGACAAATCGCCGGTTATTCCGTGGATTGCAATGGATTCTGGCGATATAGGAATATGTGTTCCGAGAGATATAATATTGTCCTTCTCTTCTTCAACTTGTTTGGTTTCTTCATTGTAAATCGTCCAACTCAACTGGATAACATGCGGCCATTTATCAGTTTGGTTTGTAGGTGTATTTTTCGGGGGGAGTCCGGTTGTTTCGGTATCGAAAATAAGAACGCGCATTTCGTTCGGTCGTTCGTTCGTTGTCTGACAATATAAAGAAATACTTGTCATTGCTTTATATTGGAATTTTAATATCAATTTTTTATCTCGTCTCGCGTCGCTTCGCTCGCTGCTCTCACTCCGCTACGCGTCGTTCGTTCCGCTTACTTCGCTCCGCTCGGTCATCGGTCATCGGTCATCGCGAAAGGTAAACCAGTATTACTTCGAGCGAATCGCGCCAACAACTGCCGCGACGGGCTGAAGTGCGGGAACAAAAGGGGCGACCACGGGAAGCACACGCTGAACCATAGGCAACGCTTTCTTCACGGCCGGGATTGCCTTCTTCGTGAGCCAACTCTTCTGGTCGGGGGTGGCGGCGAAGGAAAAATCAGAATCAGATGAAAAGTCCATGTTGTCAAAGTTTGTTATACTATACAGGAATATATTATATTTATATCCTTAATCGGATTCCATTTCAGTCTATTCCATTACGCCGAACACAACGCATTTCCAAATGCAACCACCGCCAGAATACCCAGTACAAGACCGATGTGATAGTTATACTGCATCGTGCGGTACACCTTCAACCACGCCTGGGTTTCTTCACCCGACTTCAGATGAAGCAACATCCAGTCACTCTTCGGCGAGAGAATATAGTAGAAATAGTTCACGCTAAATGATACGGCCGCCACCATACAAAGAACGCCGCCGCGTCCGCCGCCGCTGCCGCTGCCGAGGAAATACTTGCGACAGCACACGAGCAGTATCATCGAGAGAATGAAACCTAGAAACAATCCCATGAAATAGATGCCCTGTCTCTCGCGTGTAATCGCGGCATATCGCTGTTGATTGTCCGGCGATAGTTTCGAAACAAACTCTTGGATGACACCACCAGACCGGTGAGAGAATACGCAACAATAGATGTTGGCGACGATGAATATGAAGGCGACGGCACAGGAAATAGCACAGACCATGATGACGGGATGGTGTAATTATATATAATACACTCGATAAAAATTGAAATATTTTTTATTGTAAATATAGAAACACATCAAATATAGAGACCACGCACAACACGACGATGTTTAATTGTTTAACAGAACAAACAAATAAAGAAGAAAGGAAGGCCAACAAAAAATTCCGGAAATTATCAGATGAACAGAGAGCAGATATTGAAAGACAACACGCCGAAGAGTTACAAATGATGCGTAAACAATTTGAAGATTATGAACGACGCAAAGAAGAATACAAACAAAAAAAAATACAAGAACGCGTCGAAAGAGAACGACTGAAAGAAATTGCGCGCAAAAAAGAAAACGAACAAATACGACGACAAGAACAGCAAAAGCGACTACAAGAAGAGCAACAGCGACTACGAAAAGCACAAGAAGAGCAGGTCCGACGAGCTGAAGAAAAACATCGTGCAGAAGAAAGGCGGCGAGTCGAAGAAGAGATACGTATTGAAGAAGAGAGGCGCTTCGAAGAAGCGAACCGACGAACTCAGGCAGAAAAAATGCGTCAATTACAGTACAAACAATTTATAGACAACGAAATTAACGAGTTGCAATTGAAGCATCCAGGTCAAACATATCGAACATGTGTTCTAAAACTCTGCAAGAAATACCATCCAGACAAAAATCCAACTACAGACCCTGAATATATTAGGATTTTAAATTCTATGAAATAAATACGCGAAACTCCTTGTCGGCATTGATGCCGACCGTCCTTTGCTACGCAAACGACTTACATATTCCATACGTTCTCCTGTGCCACTGTGTTATCCCATGTTCGCGTATCCCGTCCAAATGTTTTTTTGCACCATACCCCTTATTCCCCCGCAGTGAATACATTTCGTCTAGCACCGGATGTTGGTCACACAATTTTTCAATATAGTCATCCCGCGCAACCTTGGCCAGAATCGACGCGGCCGCAATACACGCATACGTATTATCACCACCTTCCACACACACATGCGTATATGTGTCTATCTGGTCCATATCTTCATTGTATTTCGACAGTGGAATAAAGTCGTTGCCGTCGATGAGAAGGAGGTAATCCTCGGTGGTCGGTATGTCTTGATTTCTGTGTTCCAGGTGGCCAATATGCCCATCAATTGCATCCTTTATCGACTTTCGCATACATTGAAGTGTCGCACGTCGAATATTCATCGCGTCAATCGCCTCCGCCTCCTCATACGAAATCGCCCACGCCACCGCATGTTCCTTGATATAGTCGGACGCCTCGCGTATCTTTTTCTCGGAGTGAAACTTTTTGCTGTCTTTTAGAAGCGAGAAATCGAATGGATGCGTTACATCGTCGGGGTGCGGAAGTATAACCGCACCGGTATAAACACGCCCAAACAAAGGACCGCGTCCGGCCTCATCCACGCCAACTTCGTAGGTATGCGTCGTCGTGTGTGCATCCTCTCCGGCTTCTCCTGCTCCTGCTCCTCCTTCTGTCGCAGTAGTAGTAGGAGCCGTATACGACGTGGAGAGCATGGGTGGGCGCTCCTTGGTCTTGGTCTTGGTCTTCTTGGTTGTAAGAATCACGGCCGATTGTTCTTCCATGTGTATTTGCGTTCGTGGTAAGATACGCAGTTTCCACGATTTTCATTCAATTTTTCTATAAAACTTTTTATGTGTATATAGTATCATATACCCTATTGTAGATACAAATAATGCAACTCACCAAAGTTCATCTGTTCCTTATTTTAATATTTGCGCTGATTCTTGCGTCCAGTTTAGGCAACTATGTCCGCGATGGGTTTACAACGACCAAACCAACCGAGATTCCTGACCCTCTAAAACCCGTTGCAACCAAAAATGCACAGTCCAATTCAAACTTGCCTGAAAATACGCGTTATGACCCGAATCTGAATAGCGGAGTGAGCGCGTCATCTGTAGGGTCGCCGGTCTCTTCAATGTCACCTAGCACATTTCCTTTGAATATGCCGGCCGGTATTCCCGGAATGAATAGCGTCAATGGGAACGACCAGGCCGGCGGCGGCGGCGGCGGCAGCAATTGCAAGAATGAACCAAAATGCCCTCCTTGCCCGGCATGTGCGCGATGCCCTGAACCGGCATTTGAATGCAAGAAAGTGCCGAATTATTCACGAACGGAGGATATCAATGCGCCGAGACCTGTGATGGCCGATTTTAGTCAATTTGGAATGTAATGCGGGGGCGGGGGGGCTGCAGAGCAGCGGGAACCAATAAAAAATATTGTATTTTATTTTTTATTAGTAATGAATGTCAAATCGCGCGCACGTGTGCGTATGTCGTGTTATCCCTGAACCGGATAGCGGTCTTCTTCGTCATCTACGTCGTTGTAGATGTACTGTATAATGTTTCGTTCTGGGTCGTAATGTCGATGGTTACGAATGATATTGTCATCGTAATCGTCGTCGTCGTCGTCTTGCGCGTAATACATCTCAATATTCCGTTGGTAAATCTCTCCAATGTCGTGGTCGGGGATAAGAGGTGGGGGCGGAATCGCGACGATGACGGGTTGCGGCGGCGGGCGCGGCCCCACTCGAGGAGCCACGACCCCCCCAGCACAAGAATGCAATCTGTGGTTGTCAAGTGCATTATAGTTCACGACATAACGCCCGCCGCCGTCGCCCACTGCTGGATGGTGGGGGTCATCTATATACGAAAACCGCATCGATGTAAAGTCAGGGTCCATGAAACAATCATTCATGAGTTCGAGGGCCTCGTCATAGTCTGCGAGGTATTCGAGGAATTGATACTGGGTCGCCTGTAAAACAACTGCGCGGGTATTTGTGTCAAATAAACGGTTGATGATTTGGTGCGTGCGACTGCCTTCGCTGAACTCTTTTTGAATGACGTGACCGTCGTAAAACCTACGATGTGGAGTGAGATGAACCATGAATATTCCAAGATGAATACCGCGACGATAGTTTTCTTGCATGATGAGCGATACTTCCATTTGACCTGCGAAAGGGACGGTTCCTGTTTCATCTTGAGCATATTCAATTGACGCTTGGGCGTATTCGCGGAGAATGGGGTCCAATTGTTCGGCACCGAAAAGCGCATTCCAGTCGCCCGCATCATACATTTGAATTGAGCGTATGTGGAGAGTCTGGTTGCCGGTGTGGTATCCAGCAGTATTGTTAATCATTCGGATTCGGTTGGTGTAGCGCACTTGAACTTGATCGCTTCGATTCCATTCGTCGGCAGCGCGTTCATAATCATCCCATACATTCGCAGGGCGAGGGGGGGCGGCGGCGCGGGCGGCGGCGCGGGCGTGATATTCAGGATCGACCATTGATATATTGAAGTGTTCGTTGAGATGGAGAGAATGTGAAAAAAACATTTCAATTTTTTCTGTCGAAAAAATCGTGCGGGAGCATCCAATTTTTTCTGTCGAAAAAATCGTTCTTCGAATCCAATTTTTTCTGTCGAAAAAATCGTGCGGGAGGGAGCATCCAATTTTTTCCGGGAGAATCCAATTTTTCCATATTCACCACTCACCATCCGTATCTGTATCATTCGTGTATTCATCGCAGGTTTCTTTTTTCTTTACAATCTTTCCGCTGTTTGGCCGTATGACTTTTCTACATTCTATTCCAAACTCAAGTACACTCTCCGGTTGTCGAATATCGTCAACCATTTCGCTGAACGCGGTGTAGGTCGGTTGAAGTCGTTCCGGTGTGCGAGGAATACCCACATTTACCTTGCGATGATTTGCCGAGATGTTCGCGTGCATCGTGTTCGATACTTCGGCCGTTCGTTTGATGTGATGACGATGTTTGATACGCAAAGCACCAAACACCGGATGTCTCGACTGAATGTGATTCGCGCAACTTTTCATCGATAATGTATGGTAGGCCGAGTTTCCACCGACTGTCGGCGCGTAATCGTTCGTGACCATTCCAGGTTCAACTGCCGCAAACGCAAGAAACGCCGCGGTTGAACCACTGTTGGCCAGACGCGCCCATGTGGTCTTTGTGGTTTTCGCGTATTTCGTGTAACTTTGTCGCCAGTTATCGAAAATGCGCGCCACGTCGTAATTATACAACAGCGGAACAAGGACGGCCGGTTCCGAAATCAAGGACAATAGGATGAACCGTTTCGCGTCTTTGTTTTCGCCGAATGTGTAATAGTCGGTTGGTCGAACTGCTCTGAACGGCAATTTCGACGCGGCAGTAGCGTCTCGGTCTTCAAACGCTGCTTTGAGTTTCATCAGTTGGTTTGAATATCTCCAGAACGCGGTAATCAATCGAACGAATTCGGGGTCGGTGCGGATGGCGTCGATACTGACAAACCCGCGCCTGAATTGCTGAATCGCGGCCATCAACCTGTCGATATTCGCGGAGTAGGCCGTGAGGAGTTCTTGTTTGGTGATTTCGAGTGATTGGTGTGTGACGTCGCGAGCAGTGAGGTTTTTTGTGGCGTCGCAACTCATCATTCCAACCGGACACTCTGGGTCTCGCACTACTCGGCGTCGTTGTTCCTCATTCATGTCGACAACGTTGCCGTCGCCGTCGCCGTCGCCGTCGCCGTCGCCACTGTAATAACGATTACTAGCAGCAAGAGCAACGATTGCGTTTCTCGACACCGTAACACTGCGGAAGTATCGATTCCCGATGATGTATTCGGCCGCAAGCGCGGAGTGGATGAAACGGTTCATAAGGTTGGCGTAGGTGCGTTTCATAGTGTCGTGAAGGTCGCCGAATGGGAAGGGTGCAATGGGTAGGCCGTGGATGCGACGGTGCGTACCACCGTGACCGAGCATACGTCTCACAAGGAAGCCGGTCATTCCGGATAATGCGATGAGGTGGTGTTTCGAGCCGGCGGCGGCGCAGCACTCCAGCAGCAGTGGCGGCGGTGCTGAAACACCACCGAAACGCGCATCGAGGAGGAGTTTGGATGCTGAACGGTGCGCGGACCGGATAAGCGCGTGGTGGTAAGGGTCGGCCTGATCGGGCGAGAAGACACGTGCTTCACGAGCGTAGTAGTCGTCGATGGCGCGTCGTGATTCCTTTTCATTGGATTGTTTGTTTATATTCCATTCGTGGGTCCACCATTCATCGCGCCAGATGGTGGCGCATTCGGGGGCGGGAGCGGAGTCTGTGTTTGATGTCATCGTATGTGTGCTATAGAGCTGTCAGTTGGATGATATCAAAAAAAGATTTCAATTTTTTCTGGAGGAAAAATCATGCGGGAGCATCCAATTTTTTCCGGAGGAAAAATCATTCGAAGAATCAATTTTTTCTGGAGGAAAAATCACACAGGAGCATCAATTTTTTCTGGAGGAAAAATCACGCGGGAGTAGTAAATTTTCCTACTTGCGACCCTTGCGTGAAGATGCGCGACGTACTTTACGACGGGATTGACGTTTATTTTTATTGGACTTTTGCTTTTTGGCGACACCCTTACGGCGGGTGCGTTTGGAGACGGAACGTTTTCGAGAACGAGAACGGCCGCCGCCAAAACGATTTTTACCCTGGCCCATACGTTCAGCAGCATCAGCAGTAGCAGCAGCACGGGCATCACTAAGAAAACTAGTCAAATCATGCACATCAACATAACTACCTGATGGAGTTTGAGAACCAGCTTCGAGCATGATAGAATCTCCATTTGGTAGAAACACAACGGTACTATTGTCGACGTAGCCTTGGTCTGGCATACGCATTACCTCATTAGCAAGGTCTATACTGTCATCCGCGGGACCTCCATAAACCGCCGCGGCATCGGCCGCGGCAACCGGTTTGAATCCCATTAATAGGGCCTGTGCTTCATGTGCAGCTACTTTTGGGATGGTAATGGCTGGAACCAAAAGTCCTAAATGATCGCTGATCGCATGAAGACGCTCGCGTGTTTCAGGGTCGACGTCTTCTAGTAGGGGTTCACACCTCCGCATAAAGTCAGATCTAAAACATTCCAGTAAACTCAGGTGATGATGAACTATAGTTTCACCCGATCTTGGTCCTTCTGCCAATGCTCTAAATTGAAGAGAAACCGCCATATCCATCTTCATATCTTGTATCGCTTGACTCACAGCTATTGGTGCCCCACTAACAGAACTAACTGTGCGAAACACGTGGTGTGCAGTTGACTCTACAGTGGATACAACTGAATCTATAAGCCGGGAGGGCAACGTCCAACATAGTCCGCGCCAACTACTCCAATCAAGTTCTCTGGCTGGGGCTCGTTCACTTTCTGCTATTCTATCGAATAATTTCCTCATACTAGTACTAGGGGGCAACCCGAACCAATTTCTGACCATATCAGAAACATCGTTTCCATGTTCTTTAAGCATAACTGCAAAACACGCACACGAATACGGATAATTTACAAGCATTTCACTCGCAAAAGAACGCATCAAAGCCAAACCCGCACTAGAAAGATAAAATACTTGTTGAAAAACTGTATAATTATTAAAAGCCATCTGCACGCCTATTATTCCTCCTGTTATTTTAATCCAAAACCCAGGTTCATTAAAACGTAATCGTGATAATATTACCGATAAACTCTCTGAAATAGGGAATACAGTAAATACAACACTACTCACTACACTCTCACGTAGAAGTGTTAATTCATGAGATTCATCTGTCATAATATAGCCTTCCATGTTTTTATCAAGTGCTTTTCCTTGAACCAGAAGAAAAGGCCCAATCTGCGCCAATGCGCACACTGCTAGTGCAATCCCTTTGTCAGATTTAATCAACTCTGAAAAATTAGTACCAGGTTTTCTCGCATCTAACATTCCATGAAAACATACAATAAGCCCATGATCGCCAAACGTAAGTTCTTGTAAGCGGCTAATATCATCCTGTTCTGTTGGTAAATGCTGTATTTTACTTTGCATACTTATATTCCATGTATCAGTAGCTTTTTTTAATTCCTGAATGCGTTTGACATCGAGAACTGGTTCTTCAGGGTTCGCCAACGCCGCCGCCGGTACTGGTCCGGTAGTTGCAATTTGTGTTTGGACTCTTTGTTCTTCAGTTTTAAATTCATTATAAATCTCTCCCAAATCTCTAACTATTCTATCTCTCACATGATCATTCATCGGTGTATATTGTGCTTGACGAATTGTTGCTTCCACCACATCAAGCTCTTGTGTAATATCTTGAAGTCGCTGAGTTAACCCATTCCGGTCGTTTTCAAACGCCGCGCCCGCTTCCATTATTCCTTGTCTAAAAGCATTAATTCTATCGTTGAACTCAACTTTTTCTGGTTCGTTATCAAAGTGAACCATCATTATATCTCCACCCCCTCCACCAGCAACAGGACGAGCAGCAGGACGAGCAACAGGCTGTGCAGGAGAAGCTGCAACACCTCCTGCTCGTCCTGGTTTATCCGCCGGTTTAGCCGGCGGTTTAGCCACACTTTTAGCTGGTGTTTTTTCCGAAAGTTTAGGAGGCATTGTGTTACTATAAACCTGATATCAATATATACCAATTATATATTAATACTACACAATAATTCACTCCTTCTCCACCACCTCCCCCCTTTTCTTAATACATTGATCATCCACACTAAATGTAGGCACTTTCACCTCTTGCGGAACAATCGAAATAACGCACTTTGCCTTCTTCCCATACAATGGTTCCGTACATCCCTTCTCTTTATAGTGTTTCTTCCCCCGATAAAACTCCCTAAAATTAAACACTTTCGGTGCATCCTGTGTACAACGCGACCGGAAATGCTCATATCTCTCGCGCACATCGCAGTACGACAGTCCCGAGTTCTTCCCCAGCAGTTTATTCACCGTTTCATGGAGGTCATAAATAAAACGCGAAAAGGTATCGCGACTTTCCATATGGCACATTTTCAGCGGACGTGTTGCTAAATTATTCGTCAAATTCATTCGGCAATATTTACACGGCAAAATATTCCTTAAGTTCAGTATAAAATCCATATAGTGCCGTTTTTGGTCGGGGGTCGGTTCGACAGGATAGTTAAAACTCATCGTGTGAAGGAAGTGCCACATACTTGGCCCCCACACTGTCGTAAGCATTCCGTCTCCGCTATGAAAATCCTTCTTGGTAAATGCTCTCACTTTTTTCGTTCTTGTCTGGGTTTGTGGAACCAGTGACACGTTTGCGCCAGCGCCTGTACCGGCTTTTCGACTCCGGTGTCCGCCGCCGACGCCACCGCCGCCGCTTAGTATTTTTGCACGATAAGACACTAACATTTTCGCATCCCGTCCTCGTCCCCGACCCCGTCCCTGTCCCCGACCCAGTCCCCGACTTCTCCGTTTACGTGTCTTTGACATGGTGTATTTGAAACAAATTAAACGCGTATACTATACTTATACTATACAAATATTATAAGTAAGGCGAAGGCGACCATGACCGACAACGAACCGCATAACAACAATAAATGTTTTATTACATTTGGCGGTCCATCCGAAAGTTTCCATAATGCTGTCTCTCGCATATGCGAAGAAGCCGGTTCAATCCATGTGTTCGACCATATCATCGGATACACAGAACAACACCTCATCGATGACACATCTTTCTGGGAGAAACACAATGAGTTCATTACAACGCATCCCCGTGGATATGGTCACTGGTTATGGAAATCGTACCTTACGCAACAGACACTGCATGGTCTCCAGGAGAATGATATACTCGTATATGCTGACGCCGGATGTACGATAAACCCGAAAGGAATGCAACGACTCCTCGAATATTTCGATATCGTCAACAAAAGTCAATATGGCATTCTTTCATTCAAGACGGTTCATTTAGAAAAGACATGGACGAAAATGGACACATTCGAATACTATGACGCGCATCACGATGAAAGTATTTTTGAAACGGAACAGTTAGTCGGTGGTATTTACGTAATTCGAAAATGCCAACATACAGTCGATATGGTGAACAAATGGTATGACGGTTGTTGTAACTATAATTTAATCGACGATTCACCGAGTGCAATACCGAACCATATGTCTTTTCGTGAAAATCGACACGACCAAAGTCTATTTTCGGTTATCCGGAAAAAATACGGAACCGAGATGACCGAGTTTGATGAAACATATTTTGATAATAGCGATTGGTATGGGGAAGGTATCCGGTACCCATTTTGGGCGACAAGGTTGAAATAGTTTATAAATATTCGGTGGTATATATAACAGTTCGAGTTCCATCGATTTCATTATGTCCGGTTCACCCTCCATCCTCGAAGACCCCACAAGTTACATCGCACAATACAGTGAAAAAACCAAGTATTCATGCGTCATTTTAGGTAGCGCACTCCTTCTCGTTCTTCTGTTTTTCATAAGTCCATTATCGGTATCATCCGGTTCTATGTCTTCATGGATAATGAAACTCATCGTTGTTGCTCTCCTTGGCATTACGTCGGTTATCTTATTTAATGCAGTGAAACCCATCATCGACACGAAAGGAATCCTTGATACGGACTTATTTCCCGACCTTAAATTTAACTTCTTCATAACATTTGGGTTTATTCTTCTTATCATCGTTTTAGGTATTGTCGTTATTCGGTTATAGATACGATACTAGGACTTTCCTAGACTATTTATAAAATCATCAAACGGGCATATAAACCGCGGGGTCGATGTCGATGTCGATGTTCCGTCACTGCTCCCGGTTCCGGTTCCTTCACGAGCAATCCGGATGATTTCCTGAAAATACTTCCGGTCGTTGATGAAATCATCCCTGCGAATATTTAGTAATCTCCCACCATTTTGTTTATCGCGAAAAATCATAATAGGACGGTCGTATATAGTAGTATATCATGTTCGTTTCATATTGTTTTTATTCACGGATTCGTGATTTCGTTTATTCGACCGAATAAACATAACGGTAGTATAATATAATATAACCCTACAGTAGTAAATGGTAGAAACATCATCCATCGCTTCATCGGTATCCGGTACTGCGTCCACAAAATTGGCGTCCATTACATCGGCTATTTCGGGCAATTCTAAGAATATCATTTTTGTCCTCGTTATTATCGCAGCAATCGCGGGCGTCGTTTACTATATTGTCCAGAATGACTTGGTTCCTGGGTTGACTAAATTCTTCAATAATTCACAGGGTGTTACTCCGGCCCCTGACGGCATCGGGGCGAATGATGACAAAGTGGCGCAACTTTACTTATTCAAGGTGGATTGGTGTCCTCATTGCAAGACGGCCAAACCGGTGTTTGATGAAGTAGAGAAGGAGTTGAACGGACGAAAGATTAATGGATACACCGTTGTATTCAAGACCGTAGATTGTGAGGCTGAATCTGAATTGGCCGATAAGTTCAAAATCGAAGGATTCCCTACCATCAAACTCGTGAAGGATGGGCAAGTTATCGAATATGACGCCAAACCAGATAAAGATAGGATTAAGGAGTTTCTTGAAACTGTCTTGGTTGCATAAAATTCATAAATATACTATTTATTATTCATTACACTGTGTACCGTAACGAATAATACTCTTCCGACTGCATATATTCGACTTCTTACATCATCGTCGTGGGTTCCGTCGCGGCCTCTGCCACCGTCGCCTCTGCCGCCGTTGCCTCTGCCGTCGCCATTTCTTGCGCAAGGTCTGTAAGTGATGTAATGGACGCACTCGATTGCAAGGTCGGTGTCGGTGTCGGTGTCGGCACAGGCTCGGTCTCGGAGTCTTTGAAATTGCGGCGATACGACAGAAATACGTTCGCAAATGTTTCCCCGCGCAAAACCAGTTCGCGCCGATAATTCTCATCCTTCACCCAGTTCATCCACTCCCGAATCGAAAACACTTTCGACACGCACACCACTTCATTCGGAATCGGTTTTGTTGGTCGATTTTCATAAAAATTACTATTGATTTGATTAAAGAACGTGTAAATAAATTGTAACAATGACGACTTTTCTGTTAAATTGGCCGGTTTCTTTTCCCAGAGTACTTTGACGCCGAGTATTTCACCTAGACCGCATTTTTGGTCACGAATACACTCGTTTAAAGGATATTCGTTCACGATACCTCCATCCAAGTAGCAACACCCATCGCGATAAATTGGAGCAAACCCAAACGGGTAAGTACAACTCATATAACACGCTTCTACCAGTGACTGATTGGGGTGTGTTTTATAACTAAAATCGATAACCTGAAACTTATTCATTTCCGTTACCATGAAGTGAATCTCTATCCCTGTCCTATCATAAAATTCTTGAAACGTAATCTTGGTTGTCATGTCTTTTCCTTGAAGTGCAGGGCGAAGTGTTTCTGTGAATTCCTTTAATCCATATAGCCCATGGGTGTTATACAATTGAAATATATGACCCAGTTTATTCTTCGCATCTGCAATGGATGTTCCAGATAAGTGTAAGTGGTCATTTGAATCGGTACTCGACGACGACGATGACGATGACGATGACGATGACGATGACGACGACGAGACGAATACTTTTTCCCATGGACGTTTGATAAGATAATCGTCCATAACCTCCCATTCATAACGCAACGCCAGGATGATTGCGATATATGACCCAATCGAAGATCCGTATATGGATTTGATATCTTTTATATCCCAGACTCCTTTGATATTCAATGTACGAAGTACACTATACATCATGTGTCCGGCCGGACCGCCAGATGAAATGACAAGATGCTTAATACTCGCCGGCGACGATGATTCAGACATAGGATTTTATACAGTTATTCTACTATTTTTGTTTATTATTGTTTACGAATTCGCGTGAATACGCCGTCATTATTTTCTATTATGATTACATACCTACATACCTACCTACCTACCGACCTACATACCGACCTACCTACCGACCTACCTATATACGTACGCATACGACGATAGATACAATGGACGACTTATTCAAGTTCGCCGGCGATAATGTAGAAAACGTCGAAAAAATCAATTTAGATGAGTTATACGAAAAAAAGCAAGAACAGGACAAAAACAAACTGTTTACATATAACAAAATACTGACGAGAATACATGAAAAGATAAAACTGACATCGCGTCAAAAGTGTAATCAACAGTTCTGTTGGTTTGTGGTTCCAGAGATTATTCTTGGAGTGGCGAATTACGACCATGCGGGGTGTATTGCGTATATTGTTGACAAGTTACAAGAAAACAATTTCATGGTGCGTTATACCCACCCAAATCTCCTTTTAATATCATGGCTTCATTATGTTCCGAATTACGTTCGTAGTGAATATAAGAAAAAAACTGGTACGGCAATTGATGAGTTAGGGCGACCTATATTATATGACTCGGAAGGAAAGGTCATAAAATACGACGGCGGGGGCGGCGTCGGGGGCGTCAGCAGCGGTCCTCGTACACCAGAAGATGCAAACGCCCTGTTATACAATCAGCGCGGTGACCCATCTATGGGCGGAGGTGCTGGGGGCGGTGCTGGGGGTGGGGGCGGTGCCGGCGGCGGCGACAAAAAGGAGTTCAAATCCACTGATTCTTATCGCCCAACAGGAAATCTAGTATACAATCCAGAATACTTTCAGAAATTAGAAACTCGTCTTCAGTAATACTACGATGCATTCACGTACAATAATTCTTGTTGATTTCCGCCTGAATTCGAACCGGTTGGTTTACCATCACTCGACTTATTCGGCATATGAGTATCCATTTCAGCCAATATATTACTCCGAATCTCGTCCGTGATATCCGACGATGTATTTTTCAAAATATTGTTCACCATATACGCGTTCAGTCTCTTCATACTATTTGACATGGACGACCGTGTACCTTTGTCGTTTGATGTAACTGCAGCGTTATACAACTTCATGTATATTTCCTTATATTTATTCGCAATCGTTCCCTCTTTGATTTCATTATAAATATTATCTGAAAATTCTCTCTGTTCAGGTAGGTTTCGGTACACCCATGGGTCAAACCTCTTCGATATATCGCTCGCCGCCCCGTTCGCACTACTTGCTAGATTTTCGGTCTCTTTTTTCGCCATGTTTTTTTTTACGACCAGTGCTTCTAATCCTAGCGTCTCTTGTAACTCTTGAAGAATTTGAAACCCTTCTAAAAAAAACCTATAACTTTCAGCGTACAATTTCACGATTCGGGTCCTCGCTTCATTTGTGATGACTTGTAGGTCTGCATCCGTAAGGTTCGGGTTAATGAAAAAATTGTATTTCAAGTTCAGACGAAAGAAGTCGCGCGAATATTGGTCGTCTTGTTCGAACCCCTGATATCGTTTAAAGTTACCTTTCGCCCAATCTTCTTCAATCTCATGTAATACATCTTCATTTTGTTTCATAACCACAAATACTCGGTCAAGTAGTTTCACAATACCTTTCCGGTGTTTTGTAATTTTATAGTTCATCATTTGAATATGTTTTACGTATTTCACAAAAATCGGATTGTAACGCACATTATTATTGACATTGATTTCCAATCCCCGGTTTTTTTCGCACCACTGCTGGATGATACTGTTATCGTTGATATACTGCGAAACATCGGCAAATGTGCGGATATCGTCGCCGGGTTCTTTTCCGCCAGTAACAATTCGGTATAATTCCTGCACATCGCGGCGATACACTTTGTTTTTCATGCGTTCACTCATCGCAATAAACTGAGGTGTATTCGTATTCACTTCAGTTGCTTGATGAAAAATATCGAAATATAACTCTTCCAACATTGCGAAGATGGACGGTTTTATCTTGTTCTGGGTAGTGGTTGACGCACTCGACGTCATCGACATTGGCATTGTTTTGATGGCTTTCATATCATTATTAATCGAACATATACCACTACCTGGCGCGATTTTCATATCTATTTCGCCGATTTTCAGTAATCGCTCCATCTTTTGTTTCATATCGGTCTGCCTTCTTGCAAATCCGGCCATATTATACGTATCATATTTAACCTTATCATTATTTCTAGATGCGGAATTGTCGAGTAATCCAAAGGTGAGCATATCGTAGAAATTATCTGGCATCGTTTTTTGTTGGTATTCGTAGTTATAAGGTCGCATTGTCGACATTACGGCATTGAATAGGTTACCGATTTGAACATAGAACCGTGCGATACCTACACACATTTGTTTTTTTCTAAATACATTCTGTTCATCTAATTTGCTTTCTTTAAGAATTTCTGGGTTCGTATTTATGAGAAGAGCGCGGTCCATCGCGTTAATTGGTTCATACTTTTCAGAGAATAACTTGTGACGGCGGTCCATATATGAAATCAATCGAAATGGGAGACGATTCAGTACCTCACTCGTAATAATAATGAGTTTCTCGCATTTTCCACTGTCGCCAAGTGTTGAATTGAACTTGACCTCTTTCAATATAATACGTTGTGCGTAGAGGTCTAATCGAAGCGCCATATCTCGTAATTCATCCATGTTGGAGGAAGATATCGTAGATACATTGTTTCCCATGATGGAATCTTTGTTATTATGATAGATAATAGTTCGATTACAATGGGCGCGCGCGCGGGGCGCGTATCAATAAAATTGATATAAAGACATTAACATATGTTTTATTTAAAGAGTGGATAAACACCCGGTCACGCAGGCGCACACCATACCCCTCATATCAGATAATACAATGCTATCCAATTTAAACTCGTGCCACGGTGTGTTTATACCCACAACAACTACTCCCTATCCTACCACCACCCCATTCAAACTCTGCAGTGGCGGCAACGGTGGCGGCAGCGGTGGCGGCAGTATCGCATCCATTACTAGTACTCGTCATTATCGTTCACCTGGGCATTTTAATCAACTGTCAACCACAAAGGTCCACGAAACAAAACGAAACAAACGTATTCTTTATGACGAAAGCATATGGAGCAAAATAGAACAAGATTTCACACCTGAATTGCTTGAAGAGCAAAGGATGAATATTCCGGATATCATTGAACATTCGCCAAAACAGACATCATCGACCCCCATGACATCATCATCCCAGGCGACCCCGACCCCGACCCAATCTCTCGACGCCCCCGGCCTCGGGGGTGGCGCCACTGCAACTGCAACCGCCAGCGCGAAAAAACTATCAGCGTTGTTCATTAAACCCGACATAAGCGTCGAATGTCTCTATCGTAAATCAGGGATTCGAGAGAATTGTGAAGTATGTTCCAGTGAGGTAGTTCTCACTGACGACGGGTTTCTCACCTGCAAGAACCCCGCGTGTAGCATTCTATATAAGGATGAATCTCTCGACCAGAGTGCCGAATGGCGATATTATGGCGCGGACGACAACCAAAACAACGACCCAACCCGTTGCGGCATGCCCGTAAACCCACTTCTCAAAGAATCATCCTATGGGTGTAAAGTAATGTGCGAGGGCGGGTCATATTCACAAGACATGATGAAAATCCGGCGTTATACCGAGTGGCAATCCATGCCTTATCGAGAGAAAGCCCAATACGACATGTTTCAGAAAATCACCATCTTCGCGCAAAACAAGGGGATTTCAAAGATGATTATTGATGAGGCGCTTCGTGTCCACAAACGCATTTCCGAGCATAAAACATTCCGCAGTTTGAATCGCGACGGTGTGGTGGGTGCTTCGATTTATATCGCATGCAAGATACACAACTGCCCGCGCACCCCAAAAGAAATCGCGAGTATTTTCAACCTGGATAACACAAGCGCCACCAAAGGATGTAAAAACGCGGTGAGTATCATCAACGAACTTGAATCTAATTTAGACAATTCGGAGAAAACGAACTTCTGCAAAACGAAACCGGAAGCGTTCATCGAGAGATATTGCAGTCGCCTGGCCATCAATGATGAACTGACGAAATTGTGCCAGTTTATTGCGGTGATGATTGAGAAACAAAACATGATTCCGGAAAACACGCCGCATAGTATTGCTTCGGGCATCATCTACTTTGTCGCATGTATGTGTCACCTCCCCATATCCAAAAAGGATGTAAACCGTGTCAGCGACATGAGCGAAGTAACAATCAATAAATGTTACAAGAAACTCTACGACATGCGTGATAAACTCATTCCGAAAATGATACTCGCCAAATATGCGCCGACGCCGACGCCGGCATAGGCTACTATGCGGCGGCGACGGCGACAGCAATGCGGTGCCGTAAACGATTTTTCTTATATTATGATAGTATACTTCGTTATCATAATATTCCAGTAGTATGGATACGTCAATGGGGACGTCGGTTGCAGTGGTTCCGAAGGTTCCGAAGTTCGTGTTTATCGTTCCATATCGCAACCGTGAACAGCATCGTGTGTTTTTCAACACATATATCCATAAAATTATGGAGGATGTTCCGGCAGAAGACTGGACATACTTCTTTATCCATCAAACTGACCAACGCCCATTCAACCGCGGTGGAATGAAAAATATCGGGTTTTTAGCATTGAAAGACCGGTACCCCAATGATTACAAAAACATTATATTCATATTCAATGATATCGACACGCTGCCGTATGATAAAAATATATTGAATTATAATACGGATTTTGGGGTTATCAAACACTTCTACGGATTCAATTTCGCGCTTGGCGGTATTTTCTCGGTTCGCGGCGTCGATTTCGAGAGAATCAATGGATTCCCAAATTACTGGGCGTGGGGTGGGGAAGACAACGTCGTGAACGAACGCGCCAAACAATTCGGAATATTCATCGACCGAAGCAATTTTTATACATTAGGACATATGAATATTCTTCAATTTGCAGATGGATTAAAACGTACGATTTGTCGTGATGAATTAGCTACGTCTTTGATGCCGAATATCGCGGATGGAATATCCAAAATCACGAATCTGACATTCAGTATTTATGATGATACACATATGATTGATGTACTCACGTTTGACACCTACATCTCTCCCGGGCAACTTCGTTTTGAAGAACAGACGTTGGATAAAATAACGAAAATCAAGGTTTTTCCTGTAAGTGCGGTACAAAATATCAAAGAGTTGAGAAATACGTATACGATTGACAATATAAGCAAACGTGTTGTACCAATTGAAGAAAGTCGAAATATGCCGCTACCGAACGCCCCGGTCCCATTTCATCACGGTAATGGTAATATGTTGATGAATCGTAACGGAACGCAGATACCGGTCCCAGTCATGACGGGTCTTCATGGTCAGCGCCGGTTTGGTATGCGGTCGATGTTCATGTAGTTTTCGCGGTTTCGCGTCGCATCTGCTACACTACAGCCGAGCCGTAGGCTCGGCTTCCGTTCGCTCCGGCACCGCGCCTTGATATTCATATTCATTACCTTGATAATCTTTTCTTTTGCATAACTTCTTAGAACGATTGCGCATTTTGACACTTGGCGACCAAAAAAATTGAATCCATAAAATACGAATTGTCAGGAATCAACGCACACACACATCAAAATGACTGAAGATTGGATCTACTGTTACTCACGGTTAACTATGACCGATATTCTCCATGTCGGTATCACCAAGGCCTCACCCGAAACCGATTATAAGTTCGAGTTTGCGAAGAAGGTGCCTGAACCATCCGAAACGGAAAAATCACTCCATCATATTCTCAAGGAATACCGCATCTGTCCTGACAAGAATTTATTTCGCGTTTCATTTGATAAAGTTCGTGGGTTATTCGACCTGATGGGTAGGGGAACATTGACTGAAAATTGTGAAGAGGTAGAGGTCGGGGTCGAGGTCGAGGTAGAGGTCGAGGATGTGGAGGAGTCAGCACATTATCGAACCGGAAATACTCGTGTACCCGGATGTCGTGACATATCAAAGTGTTTTACAGATGGACAACGTATTCGTCATGTATTCAAGGGTGGTAATAAAGACACTTGGATTGGCGTATACGATTCTTCAAATAAACAAATTGTATGTAATGAAATACCATATAAATCAGTGGGAGGGTTTACAAACGCCCATTATAAAAGTCATGGACATAAACATGGACACCGTGATGGTTGGGGTGAATGTGAATGTGAAGTGAATGGGCAGTGGATTTCGGTATTTTCGCTACCTTCGCTACCTTCCTAAATAGTGACATTTGTTCCGCGCCTTAAAAATCAGCATTGAACTCAAACACAGTATCCGCAACCTTTTTTTCCGCAAGCGCATATTCGCCCACACGCCGTTCAAAGAAGTTCGTCTTCCCTGCGAGACTTATCATCTCCATGAAATCAAACGGGTTTGTCGCATTGTATATTTTATCATACCCTAATTGAAGGACCAGACGGTCGGCCATAAATTCAATATACTGGCACATTAATTTGGCGTTCATTCCAATAAGGCGACAAGGAAGCGCCTCAGAGATGAACTCCTTCTCGATTTCGACTGCGTCGCGCACAATCTCATACACACGATGACGCTGAATCTTCTTCACCATCTTCGTGTACAATAATACCGCAAACTCCGTATGAAGTGCTTCATCGCGCGAGATGAGTTCATTACTGAAGGTCAATCCCGGCATTAATCCGCGTTTCTTCAACCAGTAAATCGAGCAAAATGCGCCAGAGAAGAAAATCCCCTCTACACATGCAAACGCCACAAGACGTGTCTGGAATGTGCTGCGTTTATCACCAATCCATTTTAACGCCCAGTCTGCCTTCTTCTTGATGCATGGAAACGTGGTGATGGCGTTGAATAACCGGTCCTTTTCGGTCGTGTCTTTGATGTATGTATCGATAAGGATACTATACATTTGTGAATGAATGTTCTCCATTGCGATTTGAAACCCGTAGAATGCGCGGGCTTCCGCCAGTTGAACCTCGGTCATGAACCGTTGCGCCAGATTCTCCATGACGATTCCGTCACTTGCCGCGAAAAAAGCGAGAATCATAGAAATAAAATATCTCTCGTCGTTGTTGAGAGATGTCCAATGCACAATATCCTTGGTAAGGTCGACTTCTTCTGCGCGCCAGAAACAGTCCACTTGTTTTTTATACATGTTCCAAACAGCGTTGTCTTTGATAGGGAATAAAACAAACCGGTTTTGGTCTTCTTCAAGGAGAGGTTCAATGACGACTTGGGGTTTCAATGTCGCGGGCGATGCTGCGGGGGTCGCGGAAGGGGAATCAATAATTTCTGACATGATAATTCGAGTAAATAATATCGATGGGTGTCACTAAATGAATACAGCAATAAGGGCGTAAGTCGTTTTCCTAAATCGAATCGAATCGAATCGAATCAAAAGGACGGTCGGTGGATATTATAGATGGATATAAAAACTCATTTGGACGGGGGTGGGGGTAAATTACAATGTAGAAATGGTATAAATCTACTTGATTATAATGTGTATTATCAGGTACGTTATTCTTATTCTTACTTGAAGACATGTTGGAAAAATTGGATATCGCAGTCATCAATTTAGACCGTAGACCTGACCGTATGTCATACATATACAAGCATATTCCGTTTCTATTTCGCCCAATGTCATTTGATATTTCGGGGTTCAACATGCCTGGGTTTCCTGGATGTAATGGCGGCGCGGGCGCGGGCGGGGGCGGGGTCGGGGGCGCGGGTGGGGGCGACAATCGCGGATATTACCGCAGATTCCCCGCCATCGACGGTCTCAATCTCTCGCAACATTACACCGAGTTCTCAGATTTACTGAATACAATACGCGATAAACCGCGCGTACTTGGCGAGGTCGGATGTTCCCTCAGTCATTATTCTCTATGGAAATCTCATGCATTACGCCCCAGGTCCGATATATTGCTTGTTTTTGAAGACGATGTTCTCTTTACAGAAAAATCTCTCGAACGCATGAAGGGCGTTCTTGCCGGATTAACCGCGTCCGGTCCCCCTCCTCGCTGGGATATCATGTATGTCGGTGGACAATGGACGCCCGACTATGATATCGACGGCACAGTTTCGTCGTATTTCCCATTCCAAAAAACGCGGAAAGATTCTCTCGAACGGTATTTCCATACAACTAACGAATACGCTGCGCACAACTCAAACGGATTCTATAAACGCCGAAATCTAACACCGGCCGTCATCCACGGCAACCGTAATGTTTGGTTTACGCCTTTATTTCGCACCGCGGGTGCATACCTCGTAAGTAAACGCGGTGCGAAACGATTATTAGAAGCTGTAGAAATAGATACAGCTCTTTTCATGAAAACGCCTCTCGACATGTGGTTGCTGGAAATGGACTTTCGCGGGTATATCGACGCATTTGACCGATTTCCACACCCATTTTATCAAGCCGGGTTTGAAATGGTGCGCGAACCGAGTCACGCACAAAATGATATTCATCGCACGGATTTTCAGACGGTGAAACTGCCGGACTCTGCTCTGCTCCGTTCCTCTCCACCGGACTCTGCTCTGCTCCGCTCCGTTAAATAACCTTCATCGAAAATGTACTCCAGTCAAACCCATTCGCCCATTTCACGCGACAATCTATCTCACTATATCCTTCCTTCTGAATGATATATTGGTCATTTGCCAACCAGCACTTGTATTTGGGTTGAATATACTCGGTATAAAAGAAATCGATATTTTTCTTCTCAAGTTCAATCAGGTTCGGGTACGCCTCGATGAAATCCATAATCGGTTTATACATGTGTTGCTTCACAATATAGGCGTGATTGCACCAAATCGTGCCATTCACCCACTTACGTGTTGAATCTATTCCATCATAACGCGTCAATATACCGCCCAAATATAAGATGTCCCAGTTATTGCTTTCATTCGGGAACCCCATTTTCTCGAGTTCATGGATGTTATCGCGTATCACAATATCATCTTCGACAATGAGGACCGACGAGAGATTCTTGCTTTGCGCGTATTGAATCGCCTTGATATGAGACCGAAAACACCCAATCTTTGTATTCTCGGTATTTATCTTGTTCATTAAGAGCGAGTGTCGAATCCCATGAGATATCAACTCTTTGCTTACATATGATGTTCTCTCGGGTCGCTCCTCGAGACAAATCGCGACAACCTCTTCCGCAAAAGGAGGACGGGATAAAAATGACGCGGACATGGACATGGACGCGGACATGGACGCGGACGTCGACTTTGTATCTGGCGAAGATGGCGACGGCGACGACGGCGGAGTATGCGTTGTATGAGGTGTAAAATTGGCACTGGACGAAACCGACGAAAGTGACCGGTCAGATAATTGCGGTGAATTGGTTGCACCGGTTCCCTTATATTTGAAGTATGCTTTCTGAGTGTTCATTGGTTTTGCGCCTGCGTCGGCACCTGCACCAGATTGTATCACCGAGAGATACGGGTTCACTGCATCTTCGTATTGATGTTTTTTCATCAAGTCGCGTATCTTACTATATACTTTATCGGAACTCACTTCAATACTGAAGAATTGGATTTGAAACACTTTATTTGTAATGAGAAGGGATACGTCGCCGCCACCGCCGCCGTTGCCAGCATTCGCCAACCCGGTTTCTATTGCAGGCGTGGTCTGATTTTCTTCAAAGAACGTCGAGAGAATCTCGTACTCTGCACCTCCACAATCCATTGCACAATAATCGATTTGTTCTGGCGCGGATTGCTGACAACACATATCGTACAGCGTCATCGTGTCCACTTTATACGATTTGAACCCGACCCGCGTCCATTCGTCACCTTCTTTGATATTCTCGAGTGTACCTTTCAACCCACTCAAATTAGGGTTTGCGGACTCATAGAAAATCGCGCCACGACCGCTTCCATTTGTAATCGACGAGGTCACACTACTCACTGCGACCGGCATCAATGTCGCGCGACAGGTACGAATCTTGTCATGATACACCCGTGCGGGTTCAACTGTGAGTCCACGCCACTCCCGATATCTCTCGAAGAAGTAACATGCAGAGTTCGTTTCTCCGTCGCCTGCACCAATTTCGATAAAATACCCGCCGTGCTTTCCCTTGGTCACGTACTTGTCTACATACTGGTCACTACGGTAGTCATGAAAATACTCTGGATAGATGGTAAGGTCGTCGTCGGCACCCGCGTCGGCACCCGCGTCGGCACCGCTGCCGAGATAAAACGGAGATGACCGAGAATTGTATACATCAAGTTCCATCTTTTGCTTATGAAGAAACTCATTCTTTTTCATCACATCCCCCAATATCGTCTCCCAAAGATGCGTTCCATAGGACTCGGGTGGAAACTCATACGGTGTCGTCTCCGAATGAATAAATGCAACTGTGTCTTGCCAGTGAAGCGCCATAAAGAGTTTACCATCCAGGACCTTGATGCGATACTTATGGATGTAATGTGGGTGTTCCTGAATAAGTTTTTTATTCGAGTCACGGATATGTGTGGCCCAAATACCCAAACGAAGACCCGACTTGAACTCGTTCAACCATAGCTTAATAAACTCGTTCTTGGGTTTCGCTGCCAAGAATGCGTTGATTAATGCGCCATCGCCCGCGCCGTTGGCCCGTTCTTCGCTAATGTAAAACGAATGTCCTGATGCAAAAACATCGTGGAATGGACGCGTAATCAGCATATCCAGGTCCAAATACACGCCACCGTGTTCGTATAACAGTTCAAGACGCACCACGTCGGCCTTATACTGGAAATGCTTCAATTCAAACCCGTCATAAAATACGGGTGGGTCGATTTTATGGATACTCACACGCGGTTGTTTCTTGATGTCGTCCCATAATGGATTGCCAACCGGTTCCTTTGCATTATATATCCGGACATCGTAATTCGGCATATACTGAAGCATGGAGTGAACACACCGATGCTGAAAATTGTAGAATTCGGTCTCTCCAAAATAAAGAAGATGGATGATTTTCGGAATACTTGAACAGGGGTCATCGCCGTACAACATACCGATGTTTGCAATCGCCGATTGTTTGATGGTATCCGGAAGGTCAGACTCGCTATTGTTGACGCCATTAGAGTCGTTCGCCGGGGGAGAAGGTGTATCCACGATTTCTTCGAACTGCTTCGCGGCGAGTAATGGATTCACTGTGAAGTTCGCACATGCGCGATAAAACCGGACAAAATTGCTGTCGCGTTTATTGTACGTCGGGAAATACTCGAGATACATGTCTGCAACTGCAATCAGTTTCTCAAGGTCCTTATAATGATGATGCTGGTTATGGATTTCTTGGAGCATCTGGTTACGGTCCATGAATTTACAACTGTTTTGGTAGTAGTTATAACGGAGTTTCTTGAATGCGGGGGTGGGGTCGGATTTGGCGGCGGCCACCACGGCCTCACCCGCACCACTTGCGTCACCCGTGTCGTCGTCTACACCCGGCAATAAATTATACGTCCCCCACGCCATTCCGCGCGCCCTACACCCGTTTGCAGCCTCAGTTTCGTTGTTTTTCTTCATGATTTCATAGTAATCGTCGAATCCGTCCTCATCGATGACGCCGGTTTTCACCATTTGGTCCCAGGCTTTCGTCGGTTCCACGGTATAGTGCGCATGACGCGCGGGGTCACGGCAAATATCGTCAATGGCGACGATTGTAGTGTCGTCACGGGCAAGTCGCTGCGAGTTAAGGATGTCCTTCAGCGGAATATCGTCCTGATGCCCGCCATCGACGAAAATGATGTCAAACTTCAAAGGCGGTGCGGTTTCGGGGTTTTTAAGTCGATGTGCAACCTGCTCTTCGTAGTTGGGAATCGTGGCCGTGCTGTCACCCGTGACGAGAGTGTGCCGCCCCGGAAATACGGAGTCAATGTATCGCTTCGCTGCGAAAACATAGGCGTACTCTCCTAAATCAAAACTCACGACCTTCGTCTCGGGGGGCGTGATGGAGAGGAACAGAAGCGCGGAATGTCCGCCGTTGAACCCGATTTCCATGATGGACTTGGGTTGACGTTTGGCGACAAACTCGCGCAGACGGGCGACCTGTGCGCGGATTTGGAATGAACCGCCCTCTATGAGATGGTATTCGGATATGGCTTTATTGAGACCTTCGAGGAGTTGGGGATGCTCAGCGGCGCGAGTATTATGATTCTGGGGGGGTGGGTTCATTATTCTACAAAAGATTTGGGAATTGTATAATAATGAATAAAGTTTATGTTTATATATGTTTTACAACGGTGATGGATTCTCTGTGATTGTTGGACTCACCCATAATGTACCCAAGCAGAGTTTTATTGATACCTTTTGGTATATCCAATTATCATCGGTACCCCACTCCTTATACTCATCCCCGCTAATGGTTATGAACTCGGTAGAAAATACGCCGTTGTGGTAAATGACTTGAACCTTAATGCTAACAGATTCGTTCGGGGCGACGGTTACATTCGTCACGCAAAATTGATTGTGCGCTCCTTCACATGCTGGGTTACATGGGATACATGCTCGCCAATTCGCCATCTTTAATATACTTATATATAATTATATTATTTTATTTCTCCAACGGAGTAGAAGCGTTCCGCGAAGAACGCGTTACTTTCGTATCCTATATATTTGATATTTCATATAAGCATTTCTTGGACGGACAGTTGGGAAAGAGTTAATACTACCAGTTATATTATCGGCATTCCTTATAAACAATTGAAATACTCCGTTTTGTATAGAATCGGCACCACCAGCATAAAATATCCCGCCGTATGTCATATCCCACACTGATTGACCTCTTACACTACAATAACTATTGACAAAATCAGTATTCGGTTGTGGGGCGTTAATACCCCAATCATATTGATAGGTGCTGTTTGCAGATACAACACTATAATTGTCACAAACAAAGTCGTTCTTCAAGACTCTAGAAAATACCCCCCAGTCATTTGTAGCTAGTGTGCCGTCAGATGCCGGTAGGCCGCCATACGATGGTGCGTTTTCTGGGCGATGATTCATAGACAATGTTCCAGTTAATAAAGTAGCGTAACGATACGCTAATGAAGTAGTATTTGTATTTTGCTGAAAGCCACAATACGAACGACCCTGAAACGTCCAGTTATAATCTCCATTATTTGGATTATGGTAATTTTGCATATTAGTGACTGCTGTGTAGCCTCCATTGCTTCCTTGATTATAACCAGGTTGGGAGGCGGCGTAGTTATTAATTCCAAGATGATTCCAATGTGATGGGTATATATTTCCAGCAGCCCAATAAAACTCTACTTTATAACCAATGTTATATTCGGCGAGGTTGATTCTGGTTGCGTTATTAAAACTGCAGAAATAATTTCCATTAGCCCCATCTTGATACCCTTCACCACGCGCCCATAATTGAACTGTGGGAGAAATAGTGAGTGTTCCATTCAGTAAACTGGTTTCATTTAAACCGGCAGTTACTAGAGTTTGGAATCCTGGACTAGGTCCAGTAACTCCAGTGGGACCTGCGGCGCCGGTGGGTCCGGTTGGTCCTGCGATGCCGGTGGGTCCTGTGGGTCCCGTCGCCCCGGTTGACCCTATGGGTCCGGTTTCACCAGTAGGTCCGATTGGTCCCGTTGGTCCTGTGGGTCCGCTGGGTCCGGTTGGTCCTGTCGGTCCCGTAGGTCCCGTTTCACCAGTAGGCCCGGTTGGTCCCGTTGGTCCTGTCGGCCCGGTGGGTCCGGTGGGTCCGGTGGTTCCTGCAATTCCGGTGGGTCCTATTTCACCTGTAGGTCCTGTAGGTCCTGTTTCACCAGTCGGTCCAGTTGGTCCTGTAGGTCCTGTAGGTCCTGTAGGTCCTGTTTCACCTGTTGGTCCAGTTGGTCCTGTTTCACCAGTCGGTCCAGTTGGTCCGGTGGGTCCGGTGGGTCCGGTGGGTCCGGTGGGTCCTGTTTCACCTGTTGGTCCGGTGGGTCCTGTTGTTCCCATGGGTCCTGTTTCACCTGTTGGTCCGGTGGGTCCTGTAGGTCCAGTGGGACCCGTTGGTCCGGTGGGTCCTGTAGGACCGGTGGGTCCCGTTGCGCCGGTGGGACCCGTTTCACCTGTAGGACCAGTCGGTCCAGTCGCCCCCGTTGGTCCCATAGGTCCCGTAGGTCCTGTTTCGCCGGTGGGTCCAGTGGGTCCCGTTGGTCCCGTTGGTCCCGTAGGTCCTGTTTCGCCGGTGGGTCCAGTGGGTCCGGTGGGTCCGGTGGGTCCAGTGGGTCCGGTGGGTCCGGTTTCACCCGTGGGTCCCGTTGGTCCTGTCGGCCCTGTTTCACCCGTTGGTCCTGTCGGCCCTGTTGGTCCTGTTTCACCCGTTGGTCCTGTCGGCCCCGTTGGTCCCGTAGGCCCCGTTTCACCTGTAGGTCCCGTTGGGCCTGTCGGCCCTGTCGGCCCTGTTTCACCCATAGGACCTGTGGCCCCCATCGGTCCCGTTGCCGCAACCGCACCTGTCGCACCCCTTGTTCCAATCAACGAAAAACTCAAGAAACATGCATGCGCATTACTAAATGGCGCCACAATCGGAACCAGATTCTCGATTGTAAGCGTGACCCAACCATTCGCACCAGGGTCATTCGATGTAACACCCGTCAGCTTGTATATCACGTAATTCGAATAATCTTCGATATCTTGAATCTTCAGGATTGCGTATCCGCCTACTGTAGGGTGACCATAGAGCGACAGTTGATTGAAGTATGCATAAATATTATTATTAGCAGTTGTTCCATCTTGGTTGCTTATATATATCTGTGTCGCCGCACTCTGTGATGAGAAATTATTCAGGCGAAAATTGCCCTGTCCTGGGTCGCCAGAAGACGTAGTCGACGACAAATAATACGTGAATGTATTTGCGGCTGTCGTGGATGTTCCGGATGCTCCAGTATACCCCCGCGGTCCTGTCGGTCCTACTTGACCCGTCGGTCCATCAATACCATCCAAGTTCACATTATACACCACCGCAGATGTAAAATCGCCAGTGATGTTCTGAATATTGTTGATATCCATGACACCTGTGGTTGGGTTATAGGATTGAACACTGCCTTCAAAATGATAGTTGTTATTGGTCGACGAAACCACGACGACGGAGTTTCCGACAATATACGACAATTGATTCGCAACGGTGACTTGAACACTGGAATACTGTACGGGCGATATTGTGACTGCGCTGGTTGTCGAAGTATTGAATACATTACCAGGAAGACCAGTTGGTCCGTATGGTCCAGTGGGACCCGTTGGTCCGGTGGGTCCTGTGGGGCCTGTGGGGCCTGTTTCGCCAGTGGGACCTGTTGGTCCAGTAGGGCCGGTGGCGCCGGTTGGACCCGTTGGTCCGGTGGGGCCGGTGGGTCCGGTGGGGCCTGTAGCGCCTGTAGCGCCGGTAGGACCTGTTTCGCCTGTGGGGCCTGTAGGTCCTGTAGCGCCGGTGGGACCTGTTTCGCCAGTGGGTCCTGTGGGTCCTGTGGGTCCAGTAGCGCCGGTAGGACCTGTTTCGCCTGCGGGACCGGTGGGTCCTGTGGGGCCGGTAGCGCCGGTGGGTCCAGTCGGCCCTGTTTCACCAATGGGACCTGTGGGTCCTGTAGGTCCTGTAGCGCCGGTGGGGCCGGTGGGGCCTGTTTCACCAATCGGTCCCGTTGGTCCGGTTGGGCCTGTAGGCCCTGTTGGTCCCGTCGGTCCCGTCGGCCCAGTGGCGCCTACAAATGTATTCAACGAGAGAATATCCCCAATCCCCGACTCGTTCACCTGATACACGTTCAAGTCTAACGGAATCATCGCAATCACACCATCACCATTTCCGGCGCTAAGGCGGTATGGAACTGTACCCACTTTCAAATACGTAAGCGTGGCATTCGCATTATCGACATCTTGGATTACCGTCCCATTGTTACGGATAGTTCGTATTGCAGTTCCTGTGCTTGTCGCAATCACGATGTTCTGGTTGTTCGCCGCGAAAATACAAACAATCTGATGAATGACAGGGGATATAGGTGCAGTATACCCTTCCCCCTGACTATTCGGGATTTTCACCGTGACACTTTGTATCGTAGTTATACTGTCCAGTGAAACGGCCGGTTGTATCGTCCGAAACTGTGCAAGTGTAAGTGACGTTAGATTATTGATGGCCGCGATTCCGTGATTGGCCGCGCGTAAAAGAAGGTACCCTTTTTGTAAAGCACTAAAGGTAAGTGTATTTATGGTGGCGCTGACAATCAGCGTGTTTTTGAATACCGCATTTGTAATATCCGCATTGGTGAAGTTAACACCGGTCGCGTTTGTATTTGTAAAATTGCCGCCACTTAAATCTGCACCAGTTAAATCGGTGCTGGTTATGTCTTGATTGGAATAATCCACCGGCATTCTTATATGTATTGTCGAATATAATTTTATATCATTGTCTATCAATGTGTATCAAATTATACAATCTCTCGGAACATTGTATTTCATTCTGTCGCATCGGCCGCCTCGGCCGCCTCGGCCGCCACGATGTCGTGTCTCAATCTCTTGATTTCTGCTATAAATATCGCGAACAATTGGTCATATTGTATCGTCTGGTATCCAATCGTGTCGTCTTTGTTTCCGACCACCATCTCCGGATACGTCGCCTGTAATTCATGCGCCAAGAACCCGTATTCTTCGCGCCCAGATAGTGTATTCAAATATTTCACCGGTCTCAGTCCATCCACCGTTTTGGTCAACGGGAGGTCGATAATATTATCCTTGATACGGTAATCACTCACACTATTCATACCTACTGTTTTTATGTTGCCACTAATATCCATGGTATATCGAATATCGAGGGCGAAGTCCTGGCTGCCACTTGCATTCACGCCAACGGTTGTTCGCGTGGTTGTCCGGGTATCCCCTTCCCCTTCCCCCAATGCAGGTATCGAGTATTGAATATTCGTATACCCGGTTGTTGCTTCCGGTGTTTCTGGGTTGATGACCGTCCATACACCCACATTCATTGTACCCGTCGGACCGGTCGGTCCAGTTGCACCTATACCCGCCAGTATACCGCTTAATCCTGTCGGTCCTGTGGCCCCCTCAAATCCGGTAGGTCCTGCCGACGCAATGACACCCGCTACTCCCTGTTCTCCGGTTGGACCAGTCGCGCCCACTGCACCAGTAGGACCAGATGACCCCACACCGCTTTCGGTTCCCGCATCACCTTCCGGCCCCACCGGTCCAGTGATTCCCGTATTCCCGTCCACTCCGGTTGGACCATCGCGGCCTTGAGGCCCAGTCGCACCTACCGCCCCCGTCGCGCCAGTTATCCCCATCGGACCTGTCGCCCCGTCCACGGATGCCGCACCAGTAGGACCAGTCGCACCTACATTGCCACTACTCCCGGTTGTTCCTCTTGGCCCAGTCACTCCCGTCCGTCCGTCTAAATAATCGCTATTTGCAAGGACATCATATAGACCGACGCTGACAATCTTGTACAAATTGATATCATACGGGACGCCCGCGGCCACTCCTTCATTCGCGTGTATTTTGTATACCACATTGCCTAATCGCACTAATGCATTGGATACGACTGTATTGGTGCCACCGACAGTGTTTGTCACCGTCGTCGTATCCACTCCGCCAACCAGAGCTCGAGAGATTGTAAATACCTTGGAGGTGTAATTCCTGACAAGTGTCGGGTTATTGACCACCCCCACCGTTTGCAGGTTCATCGTGAATGTCGCGCTTTCGCCCCCGATTGCGACTGGCGGTGAAATATTCACATAAAACGCCACTGTGGGGTTCGCGGTTAAGGTCCCTTGATTCGTTCCAGAAACGACAGTCGGTGTGAATACTGTGACGGATGAACTCAAGTCGAGGATGTCGCTCACGAGTATTGTCGGGAAACTTGTTCGTAACTCGGATTTTTGTAACTGGGAAAGTGCGTTTTGAATTATCTCATTGGATGCATTGGCCGGATTGCGCAGAAGTTGGACTGCTTGTCCCGATGTGAATGTAACACCGGTCAGGTTGGCGTTTGTCATGTTTGCGTTCGTCAAGTTGGCGCCGGTGAATCGCGCGTTCGAGAGATTTACACCGGAGAAGTCGGCATTTGTCAGGTTGGCCGATGAAAAATTGACAGACGCGCATGATTGAGATGACGGTATCGTGATACCAGAAAGGTCATTCGATGACATATTGACACTAGGACCGAATATGCAACCAGATAGAATCGAGTATCCACTTGGCAGGGTGACCGCGCTGCCGCCGTCTCCGCCACCTGTCAACCCCGATGATGCAAGGTTGATGAAGGACGCTGTCGAGAGATTTAACCCGGACAAATTATTATTCCGGAGCGAGGCGCCAGATAGGTCCGTATTTGTAAATGTTGTGCTTGTAAGCGTCGCGCCGGAGAGGTCGACCGCGCGCATCGATAGATTTGCGAAGGTCTGTCCGGTAAGGGGCGCACTTACGAGAGAAACACCGTTTCCTACGATGTATCCATTGCGAAACACATAACCAGACGGTAAGACTGCCGAACCGGTGTTTACTAGACTGCCTGTAATTAGACCGGTGAACGACGCGGTGGGTATATTCGAGATATCAACGTTCGAGAGATCCATGCCGGTGATTCGGACGTAGGGACCAATTATGTAGGTGTCAGTTCCGGCAACCCCGGCCGTGGATCCAGATGCTTTAAAGTAGTATTCACTGGATGGTAATGTAGCGGTGGATGTGCCGATGAGTCCGCCTGTCGTGACTCCGCGAATCGTCGCATTCGTGAAATTGACGCTGGTCAAGGTCGCATTTGTGAAGATGGAATTGGTGAGGTTTGTTCCCACGAAGGTAGCGGATATCAGGTTTTTACCGGTGAAATCGGAGTTTGGAATCGAGAGGCCGTTATAATTCGGGGGGGCGACCGTAAGGGTCATGGTTGCAGAACCGGAATTGTATATATCATTTTGTGCTTGTGAAACAGTTATTATGGTTGTTCCAGGAGTAAGTATGGTAACCACATTACCTGCGATTGTTGCAACGTTTGTATTTGAAGATGCATACGAAAACGCGAGAGGACTGTTAGAACTCGGATCTACTAATGCGAATGACGCGTCGATGACATTGGTTTTTGTGATGGATGGGAAGTTGGTAATAATAACGGTTATTAATGGAAAATACAATCCGATACCGCTGGAATATATACCATCACCACCATATAAAGTATAATTATTTCCATCTATAGTTGCAGTGGTTAATTTTGTAAATGTATTGTTCGTCTCTCGGCGGTAGACGTATGTGCCGTAATTCACGTAGGTTGTCCCTGCGATGGTGACAGGTTCGCCTTCATCACAGGCGATGATGACACTTCCACTGTTTATGGGGATAGTCGCAGTGGATGTTATTGAGTACGGTGATGATACGTAATCTGGAATAATAATACGGTATGATTTTTCAGTAGGCATTGACCGATTAAAGGTTTGAATATCACGCGCAGACGATAATGCAAATACGTTATCATTCAGTGTTGTTAGGTTTACACGACGCCGGTTTTCTTTTTTACGAAGAATGTTGTATCGGTCCAATGGAGTATAATACGCGGCGGAGAGATCAAATGTACTCGCGGTGGTTTTTAGGGCGGCGAAGGCACCGTTATTGATAGAATCGGTAGAATACACTGTGATAACGCCGGAACCGACAGAACTTACACTCGCAGGAGCCGATCCGCCAGATTGTGTCCACCCCCAAGAACGAATAACGCCGTTGGTTTTTAGCGCAGCGAAAGCACCACCGGTAGAATAAACAGCCACGACGTCGGAACTCACGGTCCCGGGAGTCGCACCACCATAAGATAAATCCCCCCACGCAACAACGCTGCCATCGGTTTTTAGCGCCGCGAAGGCATATTGAGTAGAATATACTGTGACGACATTCGAACTCACGTCTTGAGGAGGCGTACCTACCCCACCCCCCCACGTAACTACACTTCCGTTGGATTTTAGCGCCGTGAAGGCCATTTGTGTAGAATACACAGCGACAACGCCTGAACTCACGGTCGCGGGATTTATTCCACCATGACTTGAAATCCCCCACGAAACGACGCTGCCGTCGGTTTTTAGCGCCGCGAAGGCCCTAAGGGTAGAATACACTGTGACGACGCCAGAACTCACGGTCCCGGGAGTTGTCCCGCCGTAAGTTGAATCGCCCCACGCAATGACACTGCCGTTGGTTTTTAGCGCCGCGAATGCGCTGTTGGTAAAATATACAGCAACAACGCCGGAACTCACATTGCCGGGAGTCGTTCCGCCATAAACTGAATCCCCCCATGCAATGACACTGCCGTCAGTTTTTAGCGCGGCGAAGGCGAAATACGTAGAATACACCACAACGACACCAGAACTCACATTCTCGGGAGTCACTCCGCCGCTACTGGCACTCCCCCACGCAACAACGCTGCCATTGGTTTTCAGCGCAGCGAAGGAGGAGTAATTAGAATACATTGCGACAACGCCTGAATTCGCGGCAGTCACAGAACTCGGTGCCGAATCGCCAATCAAACCCCACACAACGACGCTGCCATCAGTTTTTAGCGCCGCGAAGGCCATAAGGGTAGAATACACTGTGACGACGCCAGAACTCACGGTCCCGGGAGTTATCCCGCCATATTCTGAATTTCCCCACGCAACGACGCTACCGTCGGTTTTTAGCGCAGCAAAGGCACCAAGGTTAGAATACACCGCGACGACTCCGGAGCTTACATTATCGGGAGTTACTCCACCATAATCTGTATCTCCCCACGCAACAATGCTTCCTGTAGCAAATCCTTTCGTTGAATATTCCCGAACATTCCACGGTACAAAATACAACACACCCCGATACTCCTCAATCGCCTCCGTGAAATACACTGTTTTCAGGTTCACGCCCGTATGCGACTCTAGGAACCAGTCTCCTCCCAGTGATGCAGCGCCCGTGTCGTCCGTAGATGCGCGGATGGTCACACCCGTCTGCGCGCTCAGCGTGTCGATAATGTACTTCCAGTCCACGTTGGAGTAAAGCGCGCAGGCCATCATATCAAAGTATCCCGTCTGGATACCTGGTGTTGTATTGCACCACGTAATCAGGTCGCGCAGAGGGGACCATGTCGCGAGGTCAGGGTCGTGGTCGGTTACGCCCAGAATGACACTACCTGTGTCGGCCGAAACTAAATTGTAAAATGGGTGATTATAATTATGCTGGAGTAGACCAATACACCGCTGGGTTGCGTCGTCGGTCGGGGTCGAGGTCGGGGTCGGGGCCACTTCTGACTCACAACAAGCTGTCAATATCCGCGCCTTGATATCGTCGATAGTGTCCGTATAATAATCAAATAATAGCGGAATACATAACTCGGGGTCTGTCGCGCCTACGATTGTCTCGTAGTCGTGTACTCGTTTGTCAATGAGAAGAATATTTTTCAGTGTCATTGTGTTGGGTTGGTTTATTTATGTATTCTGTATTATGTTATTCTACTGATGTATGTGAATAATATAATATTCGATAGATGTTTACCGTAAACGCCGCGATTCCAGTTTTTCTAGTCGCACATTTAATGTCTTGATTTCCTCGCAACAAAGCGCGAAGAGTTGGTGGTAACTAATCGCCTGGTAGTCGCCCGCTGCGTCTTTTACACCGTTTACCAATTCCGGAAATATGGCCTGGACTTCATGCGCAATAAACCCGTATTCCCACGCATTATTTCTCGTCTTGTTCTGAAACATCACCGGGCGTAATTGCCGTATTTGGTTCGATACAATCTCTCGCGCAGTCGTGTCGGCTGTATCCAAATAGACGATATCGCGCTTAATTCGATAATCACTAATATTCATGACGCCTGTTGTTTTTATATTTCCGCCGACATCCAGAAGGTATTGCGTGGATGCTGCGGTCCCGGGCGCAGTGCTCGTTTGGATTCCGACACGCCCACCCGTGTAGTATATGTTACCGCTTGCGCGACCCCAAATGTTCGCGCCCGTCACTCCGTGCATACCTGTTGCGCCAGTGTTTCCGACGTCTGCGCTTTCGCCGTGTGGTCCCGTTGCGCCAATCGCGCCGGTTGCACCTGTATTCCCCGTTACACCGTAAATCCCCTGTGGACCCATTACACCAGTGGGACCGGTGGGACCTCTCGGGCCGGTAGTCCCCGTATTCCCTTTCCCCGAGTTTGAACCGGTTGGACCGATGGGTCCAGTTGGACCGGTTGCCCCGAATAGACCGATTGACCCAGTTATCCCCCATGGTCCCGTGAGACCCGTCGGTCCTTGTGTACCGGTTGCGCCTCGGGGACCTGGTGCCCCCGTGAGGCCTTGGTACCCAAATACACCCGTTGCACCCATGACGCCGTTCACCCCCGCGATTCCGACAGGACCGGTGGGGCCAGTTGGACCGACATTCCCGCTACTGCTTCCAATTGCGGCCGTCGTAAGAACGGTACCTAACCCAATCGATTTCACTTTATAGTAATCAGGGTCTACTGGAATACCAATAATCGACCCTGCGTAAACACGGTATAATACCGCGCCAATCTTTATGAAATCGACCGGCGTTCCGTTGGCGTCGACGACCTTATTTACTCCGCCTACAGTTGCCGATTGATATACCGCGCCATTTACAGTGACTGGTGTATCCGCGGCTACCCCTATATAAAACCCTTCGGTTACACTCGGCGTAACTGTAACACTGTTGTTATTATTCGCGTCGGGGGTAAGGACATTAATCGTCTGAATATTTACAATATCGGCCGGGTTGATCGCCGGTATGATTGAAATAATGGTGTCGGTGGTTACATTCGCGGGGAGTGCTATGGCCGCAATATTCGCGGCCACATTGTCCGCATTCTGGCGCAACTGAATTATCTGCGTTTCGGTGAATGCGGCTACGCCCGTCAGGTTCGCGCCAACGATTCGCGTGTTTGTCAGGTTGGCGCCAGTGATGGTGGCATTGGTGAGGTTGGCGTTGGTAAGGTTGGCGTTTGTAAAGTTGAAGTTTGTGAAATTGATATTCGAGAGATTTACGCCGGATAAGTCGGCATTGGATTGATTCGGTCCATATGTCATGATTGTTTGCGTTTGATGGTTTGCCTATTTTGTATGTTATTATAGATATTACGCTACTATACTAACATAATAATATTCTTCGGTCAATCTGACTGGATTCGCGCGACTCTCTCCTTGAGGTCTTGTATATCTCTCGTAAGGATGGCAAACATCGACCGGTAGTCCACCGATTGCAACTCTGTTTCATGGTCTTTTGTGCCGTAGATGAGTTCCGGATATTTTTCTTGCACTTCATGTGCAATGAATCCGTATTCATGTTTGTTCGTCAGTGTATTCCAGTAATGAGCGCCGCGAAGTTCCGTCATTGATGGTAATGGTAATGGCAAGTCTCGGATGTCGCGCACATTCGCCTTAATTCTATAATCACTGACATTGTTGATACCGATACATCGGATACTACCACTCACATCCAGTGCAAATGTTCCGTCGGGCGCCGGTTTTCCTATCGCAACTCGACCTTCATAATAAATACTACCTGTACTGCCCGTGTTGGCCATGTTTCCGCCTTGTCCCGCGGGATAGGTATAATACTTCCAAACTGCTGATTCTCCGGTTGGTCCCGTTGCGCCCGTTGCGCCTGTCGCGCCTTGTGTCGTGTATGCACCATGTGGTCCGGTGGATGCCATAATGGAGGAAGCGGGGCCGGTTGGACCTACAAAATCAACAACACCAGGAATACCGCGTGGACCCGTTGGTCCTGTATCCCCCTCTGGACCGGTGGGTCCAGTTGCGCCAGCTTCCGTTGCCACACCGGGCGGTCCCTTCGGTCCTCGGATTCCCGTAGACCCAGTTCCACCGTCGGGCCCCGTACGTCCATCTTCACCTGTGGCGCCTGTATGCCCGTTGGGTCCTGTTGCGCCTATCAGGCCTTCTGCGCCCGTTGCGCCGTCGAATGCTGCGGCCGGACCCGTCGCACCTGTCGCGCCGTTCACTGCATTCGTCCCGGGTTCGCCCCTCGGTCCTGTGCTACCACGCGGGGCATTCCCGTAGTTGCCTTCCACGAGAACATCAAATAATCCGATTCCGCCCAACTTGTATTCATTCAGGGAGAGAGGAATCCCAATAAGTGACCCGCTGTAGACACGGTAGGCCGTATTTCGAATACGTATCACCGTGACGATATTTTGTGAACCATCGGCTTCAGTGATTACGCCACTCCCCGTTGCGCCAGTACTTATGTATTGCTTACCATCCCCCGCGCGATTCCCCGTTATCTGAAACGGTGTGCTATTCGGAATATCTATGTAAAACGCCTTGGTTGCGTCTGTATCGGTGGTTATATTCGAGACTACGGTGGTGTTGCCGCCGCCGCCCCCGCCAATCGTCGGTGTATAGACATCCACGCCACCGGTCAGTCGAATCACATCCGTCGGGCGTATCGCCGTATTCAGTGCCACTAAATCACTCGGCGTCATCGTGGTTATCGTCAATCCCGCAATCCCCGCCGCCACATTTGCCGCATTTCGCCGCAACTGTGATTTCTGAATCGTTGTAAACGTGATTCCCGTCAATGTTGCGCCAGTTATCAATGTGTTCGAGAGATTCGTCGTACTCGTCAGGGTCGCATTCGCCAGATTTACGTTGGATAAATCCACATTTGCGAGGTTCGCAGCGGAGAGATTGCACGCCGGACCTACAATAAACCCACCGCGGAGTTGGAAGTTGGCCGGAAGGGTCAGGGCGCCAGCGGCCGCGGCCTCCACCGGAGAAACTATTTGTCCGGAGACAACACCCGCCAAGGTCGCGGTCGTGAAATTCGCACCGGAGATATCCGCAGCCGTGAGTGTTGCATTTGTCAGGTTTGCGCTGGTAAAATTGGCGCCTGTAAGTACGGTGTTCGAGAGATTTAGATTGGTAAGTGTTTGATTCGAGAGAATCACAGTGGGGCCGACAATGAATCCGCCACGAACCGTATAATTCGCGGCGGTCGTTCCTGCGAATGTGGGCGCGGTCGGTGTCGCGACAAGACCGCCTCTGCTGATTATATTTGTAAATGTCGCATTCGTGAAATTCGCGCCGTTGACATTATTGTTCGCAAAGGTCGCGCCAGTGAAATTGGTGCCGGAGAGGTCGGTACTTCGTAAATTGATACCCGAAAGGTCGATTGGACCCACGGAGAGGTCGGCCGACTGGGCAACTGCTGTAGGCCCGAGTAAGTATCCATTACGTATGCCCCAACTACCGCCTCCGTCTCCTGCGCTGATTGTCGGAAGTGTGGCAGTGGAACCCCCGATGATTCCACCACCCGTTGATATTACACCGGTTAGGTTTGCACCAGAGAGGATTGTACCTGATATGTCTGCGCTAGTGAATGTGGCGTTTGTCAAGTTGGCGTTCGAGAGATTGGCTCTGGCCACGGAAACACCCGTGAGTACAATACCTGCAAGGTTTGCAGAAACCAAGTTCACGGTTGGGGCTACAATACGCATATTGTACATTCGGTAATTGGCCGGGAGTACTGCGAATCCAGAATTATACAACTCTCCTGTTATCAGATTGGTTATATTGGTCGTTGATGTAATGACCATACCATTCACATCCGCGCCATAAATGTTGACCCCAGAGAGGTCGACACCGGTGAAGTTCGCGTTGACGAGTGATACAAGGGGACCTACCATAAATCCGCCGCGCACCGAGTAAGCCGCGTTTGGCATGGTTGCTCCAGCTCCCGCAGTTGCATTCAATAAACCACCGGTTTGTATTCTAGTTACGGTCGCGCCCGAGAAGTTCGCACCAGAGATATCACAACCACTGATATTCAGGTTTGTTAGGTCCGTGTTTGACAAGTTCGCGCTTACGAGTCGGACATTTGGTCCGACAATATTCGTACCTCTCACAACATACGTCGCGGAGGGAAGTGTGGCCGTCGCAAGTCCAGTAATTCCGCCAGTGAGTATACCCGTGATGTTCGCGCCTGAGAGATTTGCCGTTGTTAGCGTCGAGTTACGCAGGGACGTGTTTGTCATGTTTGCATTCTGGAAATTGGTGCTTGTAAGGACGATACCGGACATATCTATCCCCGAGAGGTCGGCGCCAGCGAGGTTGACTCCCGCGCCAATCATGAACCCAGTTCCACTTGCGCCGCCTGTATTTCGCACAATATACCCGGTTTTCAGCGTGGCCGTGGTTCCGCCAATGAGGCCGCCACTTCGGAGACCTGTCAGCGTGGTGGATGTGAAAATCGCCCCCGAAATATCCGCATTCGTTAGGATGGCGTTCGTGAAATTACTGCTTGTGAAATTCGCGCTTGTCAGCGTTACGCCGGTCAAATCCACGCCGGTCAGGGTCACGCTTTGAATTGAGAGACGCGGTCCGAAAATAAACCCGTTGGTTGCCGTCGTGATTGTACGCCCGACGTATCCTGTCGGGAGTGTCGCGGTAGTTACACCGACGAGACCGCCCTGAACCGTCATACTTGTCAATATTGCACTGGTGAGGGTGGCATTCGTCAGATTGGTTCCTGTCATGTAAGCACCGGTCAATGTCGCACTGGTGAGGTTGGCGTTCGTCAGATTGGTCGAACTTAGGAATGAGTTCGAGAGATTTGCATTTGTCATGGTAGCGCCTGTAAAATTGGCGGATGTCATCACTACATTTGACACGGTTGCATTTGTGAGGTTGGCGTTTGTGAGATTGGCTGACGTCATGGTCGAACTCGAAAGTACCGCGCCAGATAAATCGATGCCGGTCATATTCACGCTTGTAAGGGTCGCCGAGGATAAAGCCGCGCCTGATGCGTTCACACCCGCGCCAATAATGTATCCGTTTCTCGCGACATAACCCGTTGGTAAGGTTGCCGTAGTGAGGTTCGTAATACCGCCTGATTGAAGGCGCGTGAGAATCGTAGAAGCGCCGCTTATATTTGTACTGGTCATGACTGTGTTGGCCAGCGAGATTCCCGACAGGTCCACGTTGGTGAGGACGGCGCTGGCGAGAGATACACCTGGACCCACAATAAACCCGTTTCGAATGACGTATCCTGCGGGGATTGTCGCTGTGTTCGCATTTAAGAGTCCGCCGGTCACAAGACGTGTAAGTGTGGCGCCTGTGAAATCTACTGTTGCGATATTGGCGTTTGTCAGTATCACATCGGTTAGATTCAACGTCGAGAGATTGGCGCCGGGGATGGAGACCCCGTTTCCAAGAATGAACCCGCCGCGAACCACGTATCCCGTGGGCATGACGAGGGCGGTCGATGCACCGCCTGTAACACCGCCACTCACGACGCCTGTCAAGGTTGTCTGCGAGAGATTGGTCGCGGAAATATCGACGGTGGTGAATATCGCATTTGTAAACACGCACCCAGACAGGTCCGCGCCGGTGAGTTGGACACCAGTAATGTCGATTCCCGAAAGGTCGGAAAGCACGCCGCGGATGAAGACATACGGTCCAAGAATGTACCCATTACGTGCAACATATCCATTCGGTAATGACGCAGATTCGGTTCCTGTTATTGCGCCGGAGGAAAGGCGCGTAAATGTGGCGCCGGTGAAATTGGCGCTGGTGATGTTTGTCCCCGCAATCGATTGACCGCTTAGGTCCGTATTCGAGAGATTGGCGTTCACGAGGTTGACATTGGGTCCGACGATGAAACCGGCGCGGACCACGTAACCAGCGGGGAGGGTCGGCGCAGTGATGCCGCTGCTGTTACCGCCGCCCGCACCCGCACTCACACCGCCAGTAATGAGGCCGGTGAGGGTTGTCCCCGTGAATAACACGCCAGAAATATCCGTATTTGTTAGCGTCGCAGTCGTCAGGTTTGAACCGGCGAAACTGGCGCCCACGAGAGATACACCGGAGAGGTCTATGTTTGTCAGGTTCGCATTTTGCGTGATGATGCGCGGACCGAAGAAGTAGCCGTATGATTCGCGGGCGACGTACGCCGCCGAAGGGAGTGTTGCTGTATCGACGCCTACGAGACCGCCACCACATATCACGGATGTCACTGTTGCACCGGTGAGGGTTGTCCCTGTGATGTTTGTATTTGTAAATGTCGCGCTGGTGAGGTTTGCATTCGTCAGATTTGCGCCAGCAATGGTAAGACCTGTGAATAACTGCGACGATAATGTCGCACCGGAGAGGTCCACCGACGGGCCTACAATGAAATTATTGCGGATGACGTAACTGCTTGAGGGGAGGGTTGCGAGGGTCGCATTGATGAGGTTTCCAGAGACGAGATTCGTCACGGTTGCGCCCGATAGATTCGCGCCAGAGATGTCGACGCCTGCAATCGAAACCGCGGTGAGGTCCGTATTCGAGAGATTCGCACTGCGTAGTATAACAGACGGACCAACAATAAATCCATTTCTGGCGACATATCCGGTGGGAAGTGTGGCAGTCGCGAGGTCTACGAGGGAACCTGTGATGACTCTTGTCAGTGTTGCGCTTGTGAGAACCGCATTCGTCATGGTGGACCCCGTTATCGTCACACCCGATAAATCGAGGCCGGTCGCTGCTGCGCTCGTGAAGTTCACGGAGGGTCCAACGATGAATCCGTTGCGGATGAAGTAACCCGCGGGGAGTGTCGTGACGGTGGAACCATTGGTGATACCGCCAGTGAGGACCCCCGTGAGTGTTGTATTTGTGAAGTTGGTGGCGGCGACATTCGTATTTGTAAGGACCGCGTTCGTCAGGTTGGCGCCGGACAGGTCAACGCCAGATAAGTCGACGCCGGTGAGGTTCTGATTCGAGAGATTGGCGCCGCGAAGGACGACCCGCGGCCCGACAATGAATCCATTCCGCGCGACATACCCTGTCGGGAGGGTGGTTGTATCTAGACCCGTAATACTTCCTGTTATAATCCCGGCGAGATTTGTGGATGCACCGCTTATATCGGTGTTCGTGAAATTGGCGCCAGTGAGCGTGATTCCACCAGAAAGGTCGATGTTTTGAAGCGTGAGCGACGAGAGATTGACTCCGGGGCCGACGATGGTGCCGGTGTTGCCGGTGCTTGCGCGCGCGAAATACCCGGTGGGGAGTCGTGTGGCCGCGGCGGTTCCGCCGGTTAGACCGAAACTGCGTAGTCCCGTGATGGTTGCGCCTGAGAGGTCGACACCACTAATATCCATGTTGAACAGTGACGCATTCGTGAGGTTGGCGGAGGTGAGTCGGGTTCGCGTGAGGTCGGCGACGCCTGCGCCGGATATATCTAGGTTTGTTAAGGTAGCGCTCGAGAGATTGACGGCGGGACCTACGATGAACGAATTATTGTGAAAAATATAACCGGTTGGTAGTATTGTCGTTGCGGGTGCAGGGGCGGTTGTGGATGCATTGCGTAGATTTCCGGAGACGAGGTTTGTCAGGTTGGCGCCACTTAGGTCGGTCCCCGAGAGGTCCGCGCCTGCGATGGATATACCGGAGAGGTCGACCGAGGAAAGTGCTGACGACACGAGCGATACATTGGGTCCGACAATGACGCCATTACGGAATACGTACCCGGTGGGGAGAGTCGCGGTGGCGGTGCCGGTGAGGGCGACGGTGCGCATGTTTGTGAGGGTTGCGCCGGTGAAGATGGCACCCGATACATCCGAATTCGTGAGGGTGATGCCTGAGAGGTCGGCATTGGTCAGGTTGGCGCTGGTGATGCGGACATTATTGCCGAAGATGGCGCCTCCACGGCCGACGTATCCTGTCGGTAAGGTGGCGGTGGCGAGTCCAACGACGCTGCGCGAGAGAATATTGGTGAAGGTCGCGCCAGTGAAGTTCGCACCGGAGAGGTCGCTGGATACGAATATCGCATTGGTTAAGTTGGTGAGGTTCATGGTGGCGCCGTAGAGTGAGACGTTTGTGAAATCGCTGCCGGAAAGGTCGGCGCCGAAATAGTTGGCAGAGGTGGTGGTGAGGGTGGCGGTGATACTGGCGCTACCATAATTTGCGTTATCGGATGCTTGGGTTGCGGTTATGGCGCTGGTGCCGAATCCGGTGATGGTTACTGTAGACCCTGCGATAGTGGCGACGTTGAGGTTACTGCTTGTATATGAAAAAGCACCGGTACTATTACTCGTGGGCGCGGTGAGTTGAAATGGGGCGGCGGTGGTTGCTTTGGTGATATTGGGGAAGTTGGAAAGTGTCGGGGGAGGGTAGAGCGTAATAAGGGCAATACCGCTGGAATTGATGCCATCACCACCATATACCGAATATAAATTTCCACCGACTGCTGCGCTGGTTAATTTTGTATATGTATTATTTGTCTCTCGCCGATAGACGTATGTGCCATAATTCACAAGTGTTATTCCTGAGATAGTTACAGGTTCGCCTTCATCACACGCGATGATTACATTTCCCGCACCGGCTGGGATGGTTGCGGTGGATGTTATGGAATAGGATGAAGATACATAATCTGGAATGATAATATGTAGAATTTTATCCGAGGGTATATTTGGATTGATAAGTTGAAGTTCGTATTGATTTGACAATGTAAAAACATTATTATTCAACGTAGTCAAGTTAACACGGCGTCTGGATTCACTGTTTCTTAAAATATTATATCTATCCATATTGGTATATGCTGAATCAGAAAGGTCAAATATTGTTGCTGTTGTTTTTAGTGCTGCAAATGATGATTGAGATGGTGTTAAACCAATGATTCCAGAAGTCAAACTTGATGCAACTGAACTTGAATTTCCACCAGTGTCTGAAGTTCCCCACGTTACAACGCTTCCATTGCTTTTCAGCGCCGCAAATGCATCACTCGTAGAATAAATTGCAATAACCCCTGATGTTAAACTTGATGCAACTGAACTGGAATTTCCACCATAGGTTGGGTCTCCCCACGTTACAACGCTTCCATTGCTTTTCAGCGCCGCAAATGCACCACTCGTAGAATAAATTGCAATAACCCCTGACGTTAAACTTGATGCAACTGAACTTGAATCTCCACCATAGTTTGAATTTCCCCACGTTACAACTATTCCATTGGTTTTCAACGCTGTAAATGCATAAACCGTACTATAAATTGCAGCGACTCCTGACGTTAAACTTGATGCAACCGAACTCACCAACACGTCGCCATTGTTTCCCCACGTTACAACGCTTCCATCGCTTTTCAACGCTGCAAATGCAACACCCGTAGTATAAATTGTGATGACTCCTGATGTTAAACTTGATGCAACTGAAATTGAATTTACACCATACTCTGAATGTCCCCATGTTACAACGCTTCCATTGCTTTTCAATGCGGCAAATGAAAAACCCGTAGTATAAATTGCGATGACTCCTGATGTTAAACTTGAAGATATTGACGTATACGTATTATTATTATAATTGTATATACTTGAATTTCCACCATAGGTTGGGTCTCCCCACGTTATAACGCTTCCATTGCTTTTCAGTGCTGCAAATACATAAATATTGCGATAAATTGCAATAACCCCTGACGTTAAACTTGATGCAACTGAACTTGAATCTCCACCATACTCTGAATGTCCCCATGTTACAACGCTTCCATTGCTTTTCAGCGCCGCAAATGCACCACTCGTAGAATAAATTGCAATAACCCCTGATGTTAAACTTGATGCAACTGAACTTGAATCTCCACCAAGGTTTGAATGTCCCCATGTTACAACGCTTCCATTGCTTTTCAGCGCCGCAAATGCATAACTCGTAGAATAAATTGCAATAACCCCTGACGTTAAACTTGATGCAACTGAACTTGAATTTCCACCAGTGTCTGAAGTTCCCCACGTTACAACACTTCCATTGGTTTTCAACGCTGCAAATGCATAACTCGTAGAATAAATTGTTATGACTTCGGAACTTATACTGGAAGAAACAGAACTTGAGTTCCCACCACCAGCTTGGTATCCCCACGTTATCACACTTCCGTTAGCAAACCCCTTTACATTATAGATTTTAACGTTGCCACGTTGATTCCAAGACAGTCTTAACAAAACCCCCCGATACTCCTCGATCGCCTCCGTGAAATACACTGTTTTCAGGTTCACTCCTGCATGTGTTTCAAGGAACCAGTCTCCGCCTAGCGAGGCCGCGCCCGTGTCGTCCGTAGATGCACGGATGGTCACGCCTGTCTGGGTTGTCAGCGTGTCGATTATGTACTTCCAGTCCGGGTTGGAGTAAAGCGCGCAGGCCATCATATCAAAGTATTCACACTCGATACCGGGAGTCGTGTGGCACCACGCGATAAGGTCGCGCAGGGGCGAGTGTGTTTCGAGGTCCGGGTCGCGGTTGGTTACGCCTGAAACGATACTACTGCTCGGTGTGGTGTCCGCCGCAGCGACTAAATTATAAAAAGGTCGGTTGTAATTATGCTGAAGTAAACCGATGCATCGTTGCGAGGGTGTATCGCTAACGACACAGTCCGCCTCCGCCTCCGCCACTGCCTCCACCGCCGCCTCCGCAGCGATTCGCCCCTTAATATCCTCTACTGTATCTGTGTAGTAGTCAAATAATACTGGAATACATATATTGGTGTCGACAGCGGCGAGGATGGTTTCGTAGTCTTGGACCCGTTTATCAATGAGAATGATATTTTTCGGCATTCCTTTTCCTCCTCCTTATATGATAATTTTATTTTGTAAATCTTTTTTTTGCCTCAGGAAAAATTGAGTTCCTCGTAAGAGGAACGGATTTTGGAGGAGGCAAAAAAAAATTGAAATGATTTTCCACCTACACTATCATTGACAGCTTCAAGCAACAACTACAAGTACAACCACAACCACCACGAATAATACAATCATGTTCTCCTTTCTCAAAACCGGCGACATCAATAACAGCATCAAATGTCTTACCAATCTCCCTGGAATGTCTACTGCGGACGGCGACAAAATCAAATACGCGCTTCTCAATCATTCGACGGCGATGCGCAAAAATCTCGGGGACGGCGCGCCCATCTTCACCAATATCCGGCAGTTGGAGGCGGATATCGAAAACCGCGACATCGCAAGTATCACGAGCGGAATATTGCCTTCCATGGCTGCGAATGCGGCGGCGGCGGCGAAACGCTCATCGCTTTTCGCGGATAACGACATTCGCATCGACAACGCGGCACTGGCCCTCATTATGGCTAAAGAACTCGCGTTTCTCAACCGAACCATCCAAATGATTTCACTCATCGCCAACAGGTATCAAGAAGAACAAGAGGACCTCACCTGGGGACGCGGGGGCGGTTGCGGCGACCTCGAATCCGGCTGCGACGGCGCTGAATACGACGACGACAACGACAGCGGCGACGACGACAGTGACGCATACGAAGACGACAGTGTTCCTACACCCTCACCCGGTTTACTGCTGCAGCGTTCGTGTTCATCATCCTATCGCGGCACTGCGCCATCTACCAGTACAAACCAACTGTCGACTACATTCCTCATTGCAAGCGGTCGCCTTCGTCAGCGATTCAATTCACTCTGTGACCTTACTGGAACCGGTGGCGCCGTGCTTGTGAATGGAATGACAACAATGGACCGTCCTCACAATGAGGCGAATCTGGAGAAACAACTCACCGCGCAACGCCTCGTTATCGCGAATATCTTCCTTCATTTCGGTGCCTTCGACGCCGAACATCGCGACCCGGTTGTCATGGCATTCCTAGAGTTGCGCGACATCTCGGTGTCGGCCTGGCGGATTATGTCGATGTTTGCGTTCTCCAACCTGTTTCGTTTGACACAGGGAACCGAATTTGCGATACAGCATCACCCTGAAGACGCGATATTCGCCCAGGGGCGCGATTACTGTATACCACGACAACCGGAGGCGGAGGCGGCGGAGGCGGCGGAGGCGGAGGCGAAGGCGAAGGCGGCGGCGGATGCGGAGGCGGAGGCGGCGGAGGCGAAGGCGGATGCGGAGGCGAAGGCGTGGGCGGAGATGGAGGCAATCGAATACGACTGAACAAATAACGAAGACGACGACGACGACGAACACGTAAGGTAAAATGCGGGGTTCGGACCGTGGGGGTTCGAATACTTTTTTTATGATATGTCATTTCTCACCCACTTTCAAAAAAAATTGAAATGTTTTTATCCATATATCGATAATCAGACGCGAACCCAACGTATTACAAGACAACAGAACACAACGAACATGTCAGCATCATCTATCGACTTCATCGGTTTCATCATAAGTATGATGGAAATCGGATTTACACTTTGGCAATGTGTGAATGAGAAAATAGAAAACTCGGACTCGGCCAATGCCAAAAATATAAAAATAACTCTACGCGATGGAAAAATGGTTATTGCCGATGATGCGGATGGAATGAACAGAGAAGTGATGAGTGACCGGTGCGGAAAATTTCACAAAAGGTCGTCAGCATCTGCAAACAAGCATGGCACGAAAGGTGTCGGTGGAAATATCGCAGATATCAATTTATCTCGCGCCGGGAGAGTCATCTATTGCTCTAAAACGGCGTCGGACGAAACGCTAACCTACATGGAATTGAACTATAGCGCTCAAACAGAAGAAGAGTACCGCCCCAGACCACAGGAAGCACCTGCTCGAGTCGAAAGAGACATATGGAATAGATACGCAATCAACGCATCCGGGTCCGGAACCGTACAAGTCATTGAAAATATGCCACCAAAGATATACAAACAGTTGGTCGAATCCATCAAAGCCAACGATATTGTTCAAAGTTTTCGCCGCATTTGGGCATTTACATATGAATCAATCCTTCGTTCTGGCAAAACAATCGTATTTGACGTCGAAGGTGAAGAATATACGATTCACCCGATTGACATGATGAAATATCACGAAACGGATGTGTCAAATCGTCACATCGACCATTGCTCTATATGGAAAAAGACAATCGATGAAGAAAATGAAGAGACACGACTATATTATATTAATTCAAAGGGTAAGCCATGTTATCGTGATTATTCAAAAAATAGCAAAAAAGGAAAAGAATCAACTGCACAACCACAACCAGACGGTTTTACAAAAATCGGTGATTTTACAATAACGCACACCTACAATCAAAATTGGCGTCAGTTGCACAAAGATGAAATGGAACGCAACGGAATTAATATTGAGCATTGTACCAACCAAAACTTATTGAATCATATTGGCGGAGGCGTTCTTACTGTTGCGCGAAACATCAAACATGTAGACCAATTTCCAACATCTCAAACCGGAGAATCTGCATCCGATATTCCATATCATCAAAACTCGAAGCATTTGTTGGATTATGAAGCGAGTGATATCATGGATGGATTGTTCAATATTCAACTGAATAAGTCGAGTTTGGTCAGGGAAAACATACCAAAAGAAGTCATGAAAACAATACACTACTTGAATCACGAGTTCATCAAAAAAATGAAGTCTCAAAAGGAAAAACAAGAAGAGGTCTTGTTGGCAGCTGCAATGGCCGCTGTTCCTATGGTCATGTCAGTTGACTCCGAAGAAGAGTCATCCGGTGCGTCTTCTTCCGCATCAGCATCAGCATCAGATGAACATCATGAACAGTACTCTCATGATGTTGATGAGCAATCATCGGGTGGTGGTCGTGGTGCTACTAACCACCAACAAGAACCAGAACATAACCATGATGAGTTCGTCGCTCTTCCGGTTCCGGTTACGACGACGCTTCCTCAATCTCGTGTAAGCACCGTGTCACAACATACCCGCGAGACAATACCGCAAAATCATGGAATTCAAATAGTTCAACAACTAAAACAACAACCGCAATATCACGATGCGATGAACGATATGATTGAGACAATACTTGTGGATTGTTGCCACCGTATTTCAGATGAACGAATCGCAAGAGAACAAACCAAGCGTCTCATCAATATCGGTTCATTTGAAAACAAATGCGACCTACTTGTCGAGTTGCTCCAAGGGATTTACGTGTTACCCGAAGATACGATGCGACATGGCGCGGCTCTTTATCGGAAATACAACGCGGTCATCAATGAATGATTTTGCCAGAAGCGTAAGTAAGTGAAATAAATCAGTATACATAAAATAAATGTAATAAAAAAGGTATGTGTTGTGTCGACTAACACTTTTTTATTACACGCTGTCCGCGAATATTTTGGGCTCGGCGTAGAACCGGAAATTGTCATAGTCCACGTAGACATCCCGGCTCACACTGTCTTTGAATGTCTCGTACTCCAAAATGACACCCGCGCACTGAACGCATGCCGTGATATTTTGCCGTTCCGTCACGTACAAGTTGCGGTAGTGGATTTGAATGTCCCACTTTTCATCACCTACCCAGTTTTGCTCCTCGTTCGTTTTCGTGTGTACCTGAATCAGTGGTTCGTCTTCTCTATCATAGTACCCGGTATATTCGGCCATCCCGATGATTCGGCCTCCGTGTGGTTTCGAAGTGATGAAACACAAGATGTCTCCGGGCTGGATTTTGTTCACAACTGTTTTTATCGACCCACCTGAACCGCGCTTCACTCCCCAGAATGGATACCTGCTGTTGCGGAAATTAACACCATCATTCGCACGGATTAACCATGCTTTTCTTCTTCGTTCTGTTTCCATGTCGCTGTGATGGTAGGACAATCAAAAAAAACATTTCAATTTTATTCTGGGTCCATTCCATTCGGCTTCGTTACACTTCGCTTAATACTCCCTGAACTGGTCGCGAATATGTTCAAACACTGCAATCGCATCCCGCGCGCACGTCGTAATATACTCCGCCACTATCCCTTCATCCACCCCCACAGTCTCCGCAAACCCGACGCGTATCATGCTATCCGGGTTGTGCGGATGAACCTTGCGAAACGCGCAGTAGGTAATCGTCTGGTCCTCCGCGTAGTGCTTGTCGTGCAGGAAGAACTCGATGACCTTTCCTAAGGTGTAATCCTCACCCTTCAGTTCAATATCAAAGCCATTCTGAATCGTACTTACCGTCGGAATGATATGATTCTCACCGCTTTCAATATCGCGGATGAACTTCGTGCATTTGTTAATCATAATCTGCGCGGCCTTGTGCACGATTTCCGCATTCGTGTAGACTCCCACCGTCTCTATGACGAAATCGAAGCTGTCGTCTTTTGTGTGGCGTTGTGCGTCGAGGAGCGCCCAATTCTTGCGCTGGGCTTTCATTTCGTCGCTGCCCACGGCGGCTACACCTTCCTTCACGAGTTCGGCTTCCTTGATGCGCCAGGCTTCGTCGACTTTCGTGGGGTCCATCGTCATACTGTACGCACATGTGCAAACAATATTAAACGCGCCGTCCTCTTTGGCGGTGCCGATATCGAGGTCGCATGTCATTGTGAGTTGCTCGCCTTCACCGTATTCGGTCATTTTCGGGAGAAGGCGCGCGAACTCGATGTAATCGCCTGTGATGGCGTTGGGAGGGAATATTTCGTGAACTTTGACATCGGTGAGGTATTTGCCATTGGTCTTGTTTTTCATTTTGAAATCTTTGGTGGTGACGTACCGGATTTCGTTGCCGTCGGCGACGACGTCGATTTCAACGGCGTAATCTTGGTAGGGGAAATCAGTTTCGGTGATGTGAATGGGAATGCAGCTGAGGCGTTGCTTGATGATTTCGTTGTGTATTCTCGACGTGTTCGTTGTTATGCTCGCAAGAGATTGTGCATAAGGGAACGTTCGGAATACCAGAGTTGGGACGTCACTCAAAATGACCCTACGAATGGCGTTGGCCAGCGACACATTGATTTTGTCGATGGTGAATCTGAGTTCACCTCGTTCGTCGGTTTTAGAAACGATGCGAGGGATGTATTTGGACACAGCGGGTGCTGAATGGAATGGGGCGCCGGATGATTCGGAAGCGGACGACATGCTTTCGTTGAATAACAATAATAGAACGGTTTATATTATATATATTGTTAAAACAATTGTATTATAATCAATTTTATTGTTGTCAGTATTTGGCGTATAAACGCGTCAAAACTCACATAAAGTTTTATCTATGATTTAGTAATAGAGAATATGTCGTCTATTATTTACTATAGTACATACTGTGATAAATCCAAAGCCGTATTAACCGCGTTGTCTAAATCGCAAGTCAGTAATGAAATTCATTTTCTCTGTATTGATAAGCGTGTAAAATCCAGCACCGGTGCAGTTCACATCGTGACGGAAAGTGGCGAAAAGGTTCTGTTGCCGCCCCAAGTCAACCGCGTCCCCGCCCTGTTGCTTTTGAACAAGGGTCATATGGTGCTTTATGGTGAGCAAATCCTTCAGCATTTTCAACCGAAGAATGTCGCGCTGAATAACGAGGCGACTGGTTTCAATGGTGAACCGAATGCTTTTGCATTGGGGCGGGAGAGTATGGGTAGTGGATTCGGGGTCGCATCAGACAATTACAGTTTCTTAGACCAGAGCGCCGATGAACTTTCGGCGAAGGGGAATGGTGGCATGCGTCAGCTGTATAACTACGCGACAATTGACTTGGTGGATAAAATTGAAACGCCGCCGGATACGTATTCGCCAGACAAGGTTGGAAGTGTCTCTTTAGAGCAATTACAGCAACAGCGGAACACGGATATTCAGGGGGTTCCGCCCCCCCACGACGGTGGTGCTAGAGGCGGCGCGATGGGCGGTTCGGGGTATGGAGGTGGTGGCGGTGGAGGAGGAGGAGGTGGTGGCGGCGCGATGGGCGGGGCGATGGGCGGGGCGATGGGCGGGGCGATGGGCGGAGGTGGATATGGAGGCGGTGGGGGCGGCGGGGGCGGCGGATTAATGAGTGGGTCGCAGCGTGGTCAATCCATGCCAACCCCACAACAATATGCGCCGGTCGGAACACCTCCCCAGTTTGCCGCACAGGCGGCATATCGCGCTCCGCCTCAACAACCCGAGTATTCGCGGTTGGCTGCTGGGGGCGGGGGCGGGGGCGGCAGTTTGCGTGGGTCGATGGATGTACGCGCTCAACCGCGCGGCGGAGGTAGTTGGATATAATTTTTATAGGTATAATTTATCTAATAATAAGTAATGCCTATTGATTGTAAGTTATTGTGTAAGTCTGAGCAAGTTAATATGGAAAATATACTTATTCAACTAAATAAAATCAAAGATAGCAAACCCAATCGATACGAAGACAATAAAGAAGAAAATGAATTACTACTTAAATACGAGCATGCCAGTACCGATTTGACTACTTGTTTACGTGATTGTAAACAACGAGAGGACGACGGTCAGCGCGGCGGGAGTGGATGTGGAAATAGAAAATACATCAGAAAAACAAAAAATCGCAATTCTAGAAATCGACGCCGTCATCATAAAAAGACCACACGGTGGCGGCAGCGGAGGTAGTTGGATATAACCAATTTCAATGTAATAGTATAATCGATTATGAAATAATGGATTATGCACTTTTGATTATTATTTCACGGAAGATGACGTTTCGAACAATGAAAACAACGAACCGCAAACCAATTTCATATTTATTGTTTTTTGTTTGAACCAATCTTTTCCAATATCTTATCAAACTCCTGCGTAGCGGGGCCTTTGGCCCCTGTTTCATGTACAACTCTGCTCCATTCCGTTCCCATAGCTTGCCATTCTGGTCTTAATTGTATATAGTTCCACAATTTCACGGTTCTGTCGTGGCTGCCGGTTGCCAGAAGCGGCAACGTAGGGTGAAACGCGACAGAGGTAACATAGATGCTGTGCGCCGCCAGAGTCGCCACACAAGTCGCAGACAAGTTGTCGGAGGATAACCGCCACAATTTCACGGTACTGTCGCTGCTGCCGGTTGCCAGAAGCGGCGCCGTAGGGTGAAACGCGACAGAGGTAACACAGCCGCGCGCCGCCAGAGTCGCCACACAATTCGCAGACGAGTTGTCGGAGGATAACCGCCACAATTTCACGGTACTGTCGGAGAAGCCGGTTGCCAAAAGGGGCGCCGTTGGGTGGAACGCCACAGAAGAAACAGAGTTGCTGTGCGCCGCCAGAGTCGCCACACAAGACGCAGACGAGTTGTCGGAGGACAGCAGCCACAATTTCACGGTGTCGTCCAAGCTGCCGGTTGCCAGAAGCGGCGCCGTAGGGTGAAACGCGACAGAGTAAACACCGCGACTATGCCCCGCTAGAGTCGCCACACAATTCGCAGACGAGTTGTCGGGGGATAACCGCCACAATTTCACGGTTCTGTTGGAGAAGCCGGTTGCCAAAAGGGGCGCCGTTGGGTGGAACGCCACAGAAGTAACATCGCCGACTTCGCCCGTGCGATCCTGGTCGTTGTGACCCTCCAAAGTCGCCACACAATTCGCAAACGAGCCGTCGGGTGAAAAGCTCCACAATTTCGCGGTTTTGTCGGCGCTGCCGGTTGCCAGAAGCGGCAACGTAGGGTGAAACGCGACAGAATGAACCCAGCCACTGTGCCCCGTCAGAATCTCCATACGAGTCACGGTCGAACCGTCGCGTGAAACGTTCCACAATATCGCGGTATTGTCGCCGCTGCCGGTTACCAAAAGGGGCATCCGTGAGTGAAACGCCACAGAGGTAACACGTGCTGTATGCAATTTTAACGTTTCCACTAATTTGACTGTGCCACCTTTTTGGTTTATTCTTTTAGTTCTGTTGATGTTTCTGGTTCTTCTTCTGTTTCTATTTTTCTTGTTGGTTCGTTTTATAAATGAACGGCGGTTCGCCATTTTATTATTATAATTATAATAACATAATAATAACATAATAATAACATAATAATAACATAATAAAATAATAAATGATATGACTAAATTGACAGTCTCGTCGCAATCCAGAATAAAATTGAAATGTTTTCTCATGATTCAACGAATTCAAACTGTCATCATTCGTATCAATGTCGTGTGCTGATATCGCCACCGCCACCGCCCCCGCCCCGAAGAAATACCGCACCCACTATATTCGCTCTTGGCACGCATACCAGAAAATCGCGCCGTCCCATCTTCATTCCATCGAACATTACAACGCCAACTGCGAAGAACACGCCAAACTATACGCAGCCGATGTCATGGTTCTCCGCGACCACGTCACCAAAATCACCGGATGGCATTGGACGACGGGTTGGCCCGCCCAGAATTGTGCCGATACGAACGGATATGTCGATGTCCGCACCGGAAAGAAGTACGCATTAGACGGTGGTGATGCGTCATTCTTCAAGGATATTGGTAGGTAAGTTTCCAAGATGAGGTTTGGAACCTTTTTTATTCCACACTTATTATAATTACATACCCCGTAGTAAATATACGATGGACCGGATACGCGAAATCTATACGAAATACGACGAAATTATCAAATACTCGGCCTACGCGTTCACTGGATGGTTTGTATCCTGGGTTCTCTTTTTTATCATGCTCCCCTTCATGGTCCGCTACTACGGCAAAATCCGCGGTGCATCGTTGAACTACGGGTTTAGTTGGTTCTCCATGATTGCAATTATCCTAGGTTTAGAGTTCGGTTTACGACGATGAAAATCTCTCGAATCCGGCAAATAGAATCCGTTGAAACGAACACTTTTCGGCCATTTTTCGGACTTTCAAAATATAAGGTAGATGTAGATGTATTACATTAACACTAATACTGCTTTATTAACAAAAATCAATTTTTTATGTAATTTTTAACACGATGAATAAAGTTGTATTTATTATCAAATAAGTAATCATAATTATATATACTAACATAATAAACATCATCTGTTTTTACTTTAATGTTTAATAATAAACAAAAAAAACAACTTGTTGACACTATAATTTTAGATGCATTTTCTATAGTTTTAATATAATATGCTATTGGTT